CATTGTCATACATGGGGTGATTGCGATGCCTAGTTGGGTTAAAAATGGTCATACTTTATTCGGTGATGGGACATTGGTCTGTGATGAATGCCCGTGCGGTATAGATTGTATTTATATGGCAAAGCCGCCAGTAACTCTTACGGTTTATGTAGGAACTTTACCGCCTGACGCAACCGGTATATTATTTGCCACATTACAAGATGCGATAGATGCTTATCCAAGTGGTTATTTAGACACAAGAGCAAAAATAGTAATAAACGGAGGCACTCATACTTGTATTTTCGCAACTACATTTTATGGTAGGCTTGTTGGTATAAATAGTGCCACTATTACCTCATCAACTGGCGCTTCCCCTTATTACGAGGGATTAATATTAACAACTCAAAACATCTGGGGTGGTCGTTTTTTTGAATGTATTTTTCAAAATATAAATACAGATGCATCCAGTCCTCATATATCCCTAGAAAGATTATGCCATTGTGAAGTAAAAAATTGTACAACAATCAATGGTATAGATGGTGCTGATGTATTTGTAGCCTCCCCAGGTAGCGGGGTTGGCGTATATGGTGGGGATGGTTCAAGTGGAGGGCGTCTTATAATAGCAAGATTAGAAAACAGTTATGTGCATGATATACTGCTAGGAAATGGAGGGAATGGAGGGAATGGTACGGCTGGTACTATTGATTGGAATACAGTTGGGGGTGGAGGCGGTGGTAGCGGAGGAAGAGTAGATGTGGGAGGAGGAGGTGGTGTAATTAATACCATATTTGAAAACATAACCTTTGGACAAGGAGGTAATGGAGGCAATGGGGTGGCCAATACAGTCGTAGACGATGGTTATCATTATATATCTGTTTCTTGTGGCTATGGTGGGAATGGAGGATATATGTACAACGCAACCTATTTGTCTTGTTCTTTTATTGATTTAATTTTTGGTGATGCTGGAAACCCAGGAAATAGCAATTGGACACTCGGAACAAGGAAAGGTGGTGAGGGTTCAGGCGGTGGGGGATTTGGAGAAGGGGGGGCTGGTGGTTCGGGTGGTGGTTTAGTTTATAACAATTTTCCAGTTACTAGACCAGCTTATGGGAGAGGTTCATATGGTTCTCAAGGTTCAAGTGGGTCTGTATTTTGTCCATTATGTTACTTTTCAAATATAATATTTGGCATAGGCTCAAGTGGTAAATATGGTTCGGGGAATGGTGGGAATGGTGGATACGGCGGGAATGGCGGTGATGGAGGAGATGCAGGAAGCAACTCAGGGTCAGCATCATCAGGTCTAGAAGAAAGTGGTGATGGCGGTGATGGCGGTGATGTATTCAGCGATAATAGTTTACAATCCGGATTAGGTGGTACTGCCGGTACTGGTGGAATTGCTGGAACTAATGGAACAGATGGAACGAGTGAGGTATGTCCATGACTTGTAAATATTTATTTAAAAAGACAAAATTTAAAACCAAAGAAAATATTATAAATAATGGTGATATTTGTTTAAATAATAATAGTTATTATCATCAAAAAATAACACTAAAAGATAATTGTAATGAATGTAAATTATATGATGAAATAGAAATAGAGGTTAAACGGTTGAGAAATGGGATAGACCCGAATAAATGCAAACACGGCAAAAAAGGCAAGCCAGTAACAGGCTGTAGCTCCTGCGGTTCGTGGGTTGACTGCGATAATCCTAAAGTCGTAGCAAATAGAGTTAAGTCAGGAGTATGTGTAAACTGTGAACATAAGGAAATTGAGGGAATATGAACGAAACTAATAAATATAAAAAATTCAATCACCATCACGAAATAGGAGAAGATCAAGAGATTGTCGATTTTGGAACTGGTAAATTTGTGGCTGATAAAAAAAGAATTGCATTATTAAAGGCATTAAACGAATGTGGACTTATAACAAGAACACATTGTTATGGGCATAAAACTGGAGAATCTTTTGTGTCGATAGTCTTAGATGGAGACATGCAAATCAGGGATATTACAGAAAGAGATTCTACTCGTGATGATTTTGATGGCAAAACCGAGTTACTGATTGAATGGAAGCGCATAGATTAAATAGGAATTTAATATGAAAACAACCGACATAGTAATACCATTAAATGATGATGGATCGGGAAATAAGAACTTCGAGATTCGTTATGCCTTGCGTTCAATAGCAGAAAACCTGTATAATTATCGCGATATAATAATTGTTACCGCTAAGGTTCCACACTTCATCAAGGGTGTTACCAACATAAAACAGCATGACGGGAACAATAAAGCAATCACTTTGTTTGATAAACGTATGGCTGGTGCTGAACTTTCCAATGCAGATAATATTGTTTTATGGAGTGACGACCAAGTATTACTTCAAGAAACGAATGCTTTATCTCTTCCAACTCTTCGCCGAGGATTAGAATTAATGTCAGATAATACGGAAAATAACCCTTGGGGGCAGATATTACGGAATACTGCGAAGTTACTTGAATGGGAAAATAAGACATGTTTTGACTGTGAAAGCCATAGCCCAAACTTACTTAACCGCAAGAAGTTCATAGAATTAGGAAAAATATTCTATGATGAAATTCACGCGAACCCAGGAGTTGTTACTGGTTCACTATATCACAACTATTATTTAAGTGTCATGTTTGAAATGGATTTATTTAAAACAACGTTTGATGGTAAAACATGTGCAAAAAAGAGGACAACGCTAGATTTCGGTGCTAAGATGTTTTTAGGATATGATAATATCGGCTTAAAAAATGGGATAGAACACTTTCTTATGGATAAATTTAAATATAAATGCAAATATGAGGTATAATCATGGCACAAACATTTGAAATGCGCCGCAAAACTGGACTAGAAACAGCCGGCAGCCGAGCAAAAGACGGTGGTAATCGAGTACGAAACACTTCCGGTAATAAACTCAGGCGTGGATTAGAAAGGCAAAGAGTCATGGGGCAGAATATAAGTTCAACCGGTTCCGCTCTTTCTGGAATTGGAAGTGATTTGATGAAAAGATATAATGATATTATTGGACCATCTCTTCAAGCAGCGCAACGATATGCAGATGTCAATCCTCAAGATTATGTTGATGATGCCTCAATGGACGTAAACGCTTCATTTGATAAAGCTTCCGGTATTCAATCTCGACAATTATCACGATTTGGCATTAATCCATCATCAGGAAAATTTAAAGGTGCTACTCAAGATATGAATTTAATGAGAGCGGCAACAGAAGCAGGAGCCCGGAATAAGGCACGAATTAAAGCAGAAGATACATCTTATCTGCGGAATATGGACTTAGCTCAATTAGGACAAAGGTTTGCCACTCAAGCAGTCGGAGCTCATTCAGCCGCGGCAAATGTAGGAATGAATGCTGCTTCACTTCAAGATAGATATAATCAGAGTCAGGATAGATTATCTAGTGAACAGGCAGAATATGACGAATATACCGCTGGCGGAGATACAGGACCAAGGAAAGGGACTTATGCTTATGCCGCTAATAAGGGAACTCTTAAAAGAGAACCTCAGATTCAATACTAAATTTAACCGGAGATAGTATCATGGCTGAATATGCTGGCAGACTTAGAGGCGCAAAAGCTCGGAAGAGAGACGAAGAACGTACTCAAGATAGTAAATATAATCGTCAGTTAAGGAGGGCTAATTATATTGGTCAAAAAAGGGAAAGGCTTGGTAGACAGGCAGCTCGCGACGACCAAAAGACTAAATCAGATAATGCTCTCATTGAAAGACAGAGGATTACCAAGCGTTCAGAGGGTAGACAGGATGCCCAAGATGCCAGAGTAGCCCAAGCCACGCAAGATAAAGCATGGGAAGATAAAGCTGGATTGATGCCGATTGAGCAAATCGTTAATTTTGGAGATGTTATTTCAGGAAGAACAAGTGGTTTGAATGGATATTTTGCACACGAAATGGGTAAAGACGGTAATTTTTATATGCAGAGAACCGACAAAGACGAACCAACGGTTATGTCAAGAGGGCAACTTAAGGGAATTATGAAATTGTATAAGATGCACAGGGCTTTAGAAAACAAGACAACCCAAGAACAAGCTAAAATTAATGATGAACGCGCGTTTAAAACTAAGCAGGCAAGTGATAAATATGAAAATTCAAGGGTTGTAGCTAATAGAAAAGCTATACAAGAGAGGACCGAGGCCAACTCCCTACTTGAACCGGACAAACAATTACCCAAAATAGAACCATATAAACATGGAACTGATACTTCCGCCAAAAATAAGATTAAGCAAGACAGGGCCAGGGCAAATGATATTCTTAACAATCCCAAGTCAACACCTGCGGAAATAAAGGCGGCTAAGAAATTCTTTTCCGCTAATGGCGAAAAGTTTACAAAGAAAGCTAAAAAACCGATAAAAGATAAGTCTTACCCTATGAGTTTCGAGAGAAACAGACCGGGCAAAAGGCAAAAACTCAAAAGAAGCAAAAAGCCAGTCGGCGCAAGCAAATCTAAGGCTGGATCAAAACAATTAATGGAAGCAGAGAATAAAAGGGTATTATTAGAGAAGCAGAAAAAGAGTAAGAGTGTAAGTGATTTATTGGCAGAAAGATTAAAACCAGCTGTATCTGGCGGCAAAACAATAGACCCAATGCTCAAAAAAACAAGAAAACTAAAGAAAAGTAGAGTTGGTCCGATTAAAGAAGCGGTGAAAAATATAAAAAAAACAGCCACCGATGTCATAAAAAACGACAAGTTAATAAAATCAGAATATGAGAAAGCCGATTTAGCCTATAAAGTAGCCGTCAAAAAGGGTATGGACAAAAACTCAAAAGAGTTTAAGACTATATCAACTAGGGCAGCAAGAGCAGAATACGCATATAATAAAAGTTTAAGATCATAACCGAAAGGTATAAACATGGCAAAAAACGGCGTTCCTATAACAGAAGAAGAAGTTGACGACTTTATGGCACGGTACGGCGATACAGGTACTCCGCCTGTTGATGATTTTATGTCTGAATACGGAGAATCATTTTCCGATAAAGACATAGAGGAAGTATTCCCAGTTGAACAACCGATAACCGATGATGATATTAGCGAAGTCTTCCCGGAAGATCAACCTAAAGACATAAATTACGGAGCTCCATTGGAAAGTGAGATAGATGCCGAAATGGACGACTTTATGTTTCAAGAAGAGCAACCTGTTCCCGTATTACCTGCTCAATCTGCTCCTCAACCTATTCAGGCAAGCTCAACGGTTCAACCAACAGACCAGACTAATAATATTGGATATGATCCATACTCAGAAAAAAATATTGAAATGATGAATAGTGGCAATATAGACAATCAGTTTAATAGTATTAGACATCAATCTGAGCAAGAAGCGTATGACGAGGCAATGGCTAATAAAAAAGAGAACTACACGGCAGAAGCACTTATGGCTGGTGGTTATTCTATACTAGCAGGACTTAAAGAACTTCCTGGATTAGTTATAGATTTTAATAAATGGCGCACAAAACTAAATAGAGTAAATATGGAACAGGCAGCTAAGGGAAGAGCCGCTTTTTTAGATACAGAAGAAAACCAAGAACAGGTAGGGCTTGTAGAAAATGCTAGAGCATGGTTAGACAAACAACCTGTTATAGAGGGGCCTATACAAAAATATTTCAGACAAGATGCCGATGTATATAAAATATTAGCAGATAACAAACGAGAGGCATACTCTAACGGGAAAAGCATTATAGATACATTTAGTGAAGATGGAGCAACCAAAGGAGCTGAACAATTAGTATATGCCGTTGCTGAAAATGCTCCACAAATGATTTTCCAGATAATATTTACAATGTTAAACCCTTTGGCTGGTGCTGGATTTATGGGTGCGAATGTTGCCGGAAACCAATATGGAGAAGTACGCAATGACAAAACTATGACTGAGTCAGAAAAATTTACTAATGTTCTTGGCAATTCTGCTTTTGAATTTATTGGTGAATATATGTTTACTGCTCCATTAATAATGAAAGCTCTTGGTAAATCTTCAAAAAGTAAGATTGCAACAGGATTCTCTAACGCTATAAAAAAATTAATAAAATCAGATACAACAAAAAAAATATTAAGCCCAATGGGTAGAATAGGACTAGCTTCATTACAAGATGGTAGTGGTGAATTAGTTACTCAATTAGGTCAAAATCTAACTAACGCATTAACCGGAAAGGGAGGATACACCCTAAAAGGAAAAAAACAAAAAGAAATAGTTAAATATTTATCTCAGGGTGGAGGAGATGCTTTTTTAGTAGGAAATGTATTTGGATTGGGATTTGGTGGAGCAGGTGCATTGCAAAACAGAACCATATTAGATAATGATGCAGAAATAGTACAATCAAAACCTAAACGCCGTTCAGCCACAGAGCGGTTAAAATTAAGAAAATTAAAAAATACTCTAACTTTGGCTCAATCAAAACTAGATGAAATTCATGCTATCTATGGACAAGAACAAGCAGAAAAACTTTACGGAATGGTTGAAAATAAGCAAATCTCAATTAATAAAGTCGCGAAACTTCCTCCAGAAAAGTTAAATAGACTCAGGGCTCGTCAAGAAGCTGTTGATAAAGGACAACCTTTTAGTTTATTTAATGGTCGAGCGAAGAAGAATGAAGCGGTACCTGTTGAAGTTGAAGAGCAGATTACTCCCGAAACTCCATTGCCTGATGAATTACAAGAACAATTTAATGAAGAGGGGCAACCGATTGATATTACCGAGGAAGTAGTTCAACCAATAGACACCACGGAACCCGACATTAACGACATGAGCAAGGAAGAGCTTGAAAACTGGTATAATAATCAAGAAGTAGCGCAAGAAGAAGCTCCTGATACAGAAATAGACACCGTTGAACCACTTGTCGATGCGATTGATGATATTGTTGAAACTCCAATCACAGAAGATGAAATAGCGCAGGAGTTTCCGGCAGAGGGTGAAGGTAAGGAAACGGAAAAGGGAAAAATAGAAAGAGAAGATGTTATTCCTGGCAAAACTATTCAAGTTAAAGACATGAGTGATGATGCGCTCGATTATACAATTGATGGATATAATAAGATTATAGATAGTGATGATGGTAGCGGAAATAAAGCAATGATTAATAAATTGATTAAAGAAAGAGATTCTCTGGTAGAAGAAAAAAATAGCAGAAAAATTCCCCAAGCAGACAATGCTATCAATCCAGAACAAAAACCCGATGCTATTGACAAAAGCATAGCTGAAGTTATTGAACGTAGTCCAAATTTAAAAATAGAAAGAGCAGATGTAGGAGATGATAAAATTTCGCAGGGTCTTAAAAAAATAGGCGACGAGTTAGAGGCACCGGTCATTTTTGTAAAAATGGGTAAAGAAAACGTAGGGGCATTTGAATATAATGGTAATGTGTTTATAAATATTGATGCAGAAAAATCCCCATTATCTCTCGCAACCCATGAATTTACACACGTTTTTCAAACTAGACACCCTAAACTTTGGGATAAATTCAGTAGCAAACTAGAAGAACTCTACGATGGCGATAATTACAAAGCGTGGGCTGCTGAAAAGTCAAAAAAAATAACAGAATTACTAGGAAGAACACCAAGCAAGGAAGGATTAATGCAAGAACTCGGAGCATACCTAATAGAAGAACAGGCAGGAAATGAATCATTTTGGAAAAATCTACATGAACTAGACGCCAACCTATACGAGAAAATCCTTGAGATATTCAAAGAGATTCGCAAAAGAATGGGTAAGATATTTGACGGCAGGAAAGACAGCAATATGAGCAAGATATTTGGGAAGAACCTTGACCAAGCAATCAAGGCTGGCGAAGATTTTATGAATAAGAGTATTGCGCCGGTGGTTGAAAAGAAAGCGGAAGTTAAGCCAGTAAAAGGCAAAACAAAGGGCGTTGCTAACGAGTTTAAAGTTGGAGATGTTTTAGACCCACAGGGCAATACAAACATGAGTGGCGAAGTAACAATAAGGAGCATAAAAGGCAATACAATTAAGTTTACCGATTCTACGGGCAAAGAGTTTGGAGGAATGAGTCGCTCTCTTGTTAGAGATTTAATTAAAGGGAAAAGTTGGAAAAGAGTAAGCAAAATAGAACAAAAACCTACTCCAAAATCAAAACCAACTCCCGTCAAGAAAACTAAAATAGAGCCAACCCCTGCGGTCAAAGTAGAGAAGAAAGAGGTTAAAAAGGTTGTTGTTGAGGCGGAAACTGTTAAAAAAGAACCTGCGGGCAAAAAGACACTATCACGGCAAGAATGGATCGATGCTCACAAGTCTAGGTTCACGGTTGATAAGAATAAAGTTCCAGGCGGCGTACGAGATAATGCAACTGGTAAAACTTATCCACTCGCAAAGGGTGATGTTGTGAACGGCAAGCTCGCACGTTTGAAAGCTAAGATATTGGGCGAAGTTTATGATAAGCATGTTGCAAAAATCAAGGTGGATAGTGAAGTTGCAGATAAAGTAAAAGAGAAATTTGATAAAAGGAAACAGGAAAAAGGAATAAAGGAAGCAGCGGAAAGATCCGCCCTATCCACTACTCCGACTATTGAAACCAACATAAAAGGCGACGTATACGCAGAAGTAAGAAAACTTAAAACCGTACCGAGCAAAAAAGAATTATCTGCTATATTTACAGAGTTATCTAAAAAAGCTCCTGAAACAAAAGCAATCAAAGGTGCTAAAAATAGTATTGTCCGTGTTGAATTTCCTAACGGTAAAGGCTTTACTATATGGAACGAAAAGGGCGTATTGGAAGCATTTGCGAAAAAGATTAAAAATATGGGTAGAAAAGCTGCTGATTGGAAATCTCAAGGCGATACCGTAACTGAATCTATAGCTCATTTAACAAAAGTTGAGAATGGCGCAAGAACATTAGAACCGCACGCAAAAAAGACATTAGAACAATATGCGTCTCTTGTGGTATCTGAATCAGTAACAGATATTGAAGCAAAACATTATCGTAAAGTTTGGGATAGAATGCCAGCAGATGAACTTAAAAAACTATTCGGCTCCTCGGATATTGACGTTGTAGGAAAAAAACTACTTAAAGAAGTACGCTTCTCCATCGATACTCCGCAGTTCAAGAAGTGGTTCGGGGACTCTAAGGTGGTTGACTCTAAGGGTGAGCCGTTGGTGGTTTATCATGGGACTGATAAGGATTTTACAATAGCAAACGATGGTGTATTTTGGGGGGCTGAGGATAAAGATTTCGCCATAAAATACGCTGGTCTACACGACACAAAAAATGGCAAGGTGATGGAATTATATTTTAAGATTTCTAATCCGATTGATTTCAAGTATAGGAAAATAGCAAAAGTAGTAAATATCAGTGATTATTTTAGTAGATTAAGAAATGTGATAAAAGAAAAAAATGTTTCTACTGATAGGTTTAATGAATATAAAAAAAATGCTATTAAAGAACATTCACAAAATGTAATAGATTATAGTCAGGCTTTCGCTTGGGAGTATATAAATCTTAAAAGCACTAGCAACTTTTTAAAATCCATAGGGTATGATGGAATAGAGCATTTAGATAAATTCGACAAAAGAACATTTGCTGTATTCTCCCCCAACCAAATCAAGTCCACGCAGAACAAGGCTCCGACCGATAGCCCGGATATTATGTTGAGTATTGATGATAAGAATAAAGTAAGAACAGGCGGATATGGAACTATTGAATCAAGTGAGAAGTCCGCCGCAAATGATAAACGAGAAAAAGTAGCACAAACAGATTATTCAAAAGTTGCCGAAGAAATGCCGGTTAATAAATTTGGCGTAATTGATGAAACATTGAAGATGGTAGCTCCTGCCGCGCGTAAAGGTGCATTGGTAGGCAAAAAGATATTACGCAAGAATATAGCTGAACTTGCTCACAATGACGTTGTTGTTGCTGATGCCTTAGAAAAAATGCACAAAGCCTTTACATGGATGGACACAAAGGATAGTTTGGACTTTATAGACAACATGGAAACCGGGAAGCCACAGAAAACTAAAGAATTACAAAAATCAGCGGATATGTTCAGGGATTTACTTGACGGTCGGCGTAATACTATCCAAAACTTAGGCAAGGGTCAACTTGAAAACTATATCGATAATTATTTTCCTCATATTTGGAAAGATCCGAAAAAAGCTAAAAATATTATTTCCTCGATCATGGGTAAAAAGAATATTGAGGGGACTAAATCATTCTTGAAGAAACGTGTCATTGTATCGATCAAAGACGGAATTGAACGAGGGCTTGAGTTAGTAAGTGATAATCCTGCAGACATGGTTCTCTTGAAGTTGCATGAAATGGATAGGTACATCATGGCTCAAAACATGATTAAAGATTTGAAAGAACGAGGTCAAATCAAATTTGTATATGCTAGAAGTCCATTTCCAGAGGGTTATGTTAAAATTAATGATAACGCATTCACGGTTTATATGCCGCCCGAAATTACAAAAAAAGATTATTATGATAAAATTATGGTAAATGATTTAATGAGCGTGGCTGAACATCTTGGGGTTGATGCAAAAAGATTTGTTAATCTTGGCGGTAAGCGCCTTGGGTATGCTAAATGGTATCCAGGAATGGAGGGTGGCGAAGAAGTCAGAACAAAATTAGCTTCTCCTGAAAGTGTAGCATTCCATGAAATAGGTCATGTATTGGGATACCGATATAACCTATATGATTTACTTGGTCGCAGAAATGACGGAGAGATTAAAACTCACAAGACGGGCAAGAATGCTGGGAAAACATATCTAAAAGCTACACCGGAAATCCTTGATTACCGTAGAAAAATTGATGCTCAATGGCGCGCTTTGGCAGATGCAAGATATAAAGGGTCAGAAGTAACCGAGGGATTCAAAAAGTATGTTAGAAAAGGTCGCGAAAAAGAAGCTGTCATGCTTGAAGCTCTTATTCATGCGCCGGACGAATTTAAAAGAGTTGCGCCTGATCTCAAAAAGGTATTTGTAAAGTTCCTGAATAACAATGCAGACCTAAGACCATTGCTTGACATTAAGCCGTCCTTAGTTTTAGGCGAAAATGAAGCAAAAATAAAAGTTCCAGGATTTACCACGTTGGGTAATTTTTATGCAGTTGAACCAGTAGGAACGATTCTTAATAATTACTTATCTCCGGGATTACGCAGCAATAATAATAAAATAATCGCGAATACTTATAATATGCTTCGTGGTGGTGGAAATGTACTGAATCAAGCAAACTTAGCCTTGAGTCTTTTTCATGCGCTGAATGTTACGAGCGATATGATGGCTTCAACGTTTGGCTTGGGATTGCGTAAACTTCAAGTTAAAGGGCAAAGAATTAAGGGCCTTGCAGATATGGCGGTTACTCCGATTGCTCCGATTATGAGAGTATGGAGTGGCCAGCGGATAAGAAAAGCTTATAAAAAACAATTAGACAGTATTGAAAATCCTAAATTAAGGCAAATGGTAGAGGCTGTTATAGCTTCCGGCGGTCGTTCTAAAATGGATGCGTTCTATTATAATCAACAAATTAAAGCCCTAAATAAAACACTTGCTGATATATCAAAGGGCGATGCCTTTACCAAAATGAAGAGTAGTATGAAATTACCTTTTAATCTATTCGGTGCGACTATGGAGAATTTAGCAAAGCCATTAATGGAATGGTATGTACCGACCGGGAAAATAGGCTTATTCTCTAAACTTGCTCAACATGAATTTGAAAGAGCAGAAAATGGACAAATAGATGAAGATCAACTGTGGGAACGATTAACTCAATCATGGGATAATGTAGATAACCGCATGGGTCAGTTAGTTTATGATAATTTATTCTGGAATAAAACTCTTAAAGATTCATTAATGCTGGCAGTAAGAAGTGTTGGGTGGAATATAGGGTCATGGAGAGAGTTCGGCGGCGGAATTGTCGATATAGGAACAACCAATGAAAGAATTAAAGAGGGCGATGTATGGCTCAGTCAAAAAATGGCTTATACGATAGGGGCAGTCGTAACCTATTCCGTATTGGGCGCAATAATCCAATACGCTTTGACTGGCGAACCCCCAGAAGAAGCTAAAGATTATCTTTTCCCAAAAACCGGTAATACAAATCCTGATGGATCTCCTGAAAGATTGTCATTGCCTACATACGCGAAAGATTGGTATGCTTATGCTGAACAACCATTGAAAACCATTACACATAAAATGCACCCGTTATGGGGATTACTGGGCGACTTAGCAAAGAATAAGGATTACTTTAATGTTGAAGTAAGACATACGGATGATCCGCTTATGAAACAAGCTGGACAAGTTGTTGAACATATAGCAGAAGCTTTCCTACCGTTTTCCATAAAGAACTATGCAAAAATGAATAAAGCGGCACCTGGTAATAAATTAAAGAATCTAGGAGTTTCAATTACTGGCATAAGTTCGGCTCCGGGATACTTAAGTAAAAGTCCGGCGCAAAAGCTAATGACAAGATTAATTGTAGAAAGAATACCTGATAAAGTTAAAACTCAAGAGAAGTTTGAACGGTCAACATATCGCCGTACTGTGATAAACAGGATTCGGAAAGGCGAAAAGATTGATGTAAAAGAAGCTGTTAAGATTCTTGGCCGGCGCTCTTATGTTATGTTGCGCAAAGAAGCGAGGAAAACACCATTTGCAAGTTCGTTCAATCGTCTTTCAATTAGGGATGCTCTGAATGTTTATACCATTGCTACACGCAAGGAAAGAAAACAAGTCAAAGTTATCCTACGATCAAAATACCGCAGGGCAAGACGGCAATCCAAAACCGAGGAAGTTAGAAAGATGTTCTCCGAGTTGATGAAGAAGAAATAGTTTCGCGTTTTTAAATGTATAAACTCAAGGTCTCATTTCAAATGAAACCTTTACATTGAGTCTATTATTTTAATAAGTTGTTTTTTGGAGAATCTAGTTTTTCTTAAAATAATAAGAGAGTCTCCATCTATGGAATATATTAGTTTTGCCTCTGTTATATCACTAAATGTTTTAAATGATTCAAGATAAGCCCTTTGCGCAGGTAATGATCTTATTTCTCCGTTGTTAAAAACCTGTCCAATTTGATTTTTCGTTAGGTTTTCAATTAAAACCTTTAGTGTATCATATCCGTCTTTGCTTACAACGAGTAAGTCTACTGGATGAGAAAAATATTTTTCCTGGGCTTCATATGAGCACTTTTCTAGTCTAGAATACCCTAATGAATCCTTTAACATTAAATGGGGATATAGTGTTTTATTGCCCATTCTTAGAAGTGCATTTAGCAATGATTGAGATAAACCGGTTTTTAAAGATAGTTTAATCATGCATTTTGGATTATTATCTATTACTTTAGATATTAATTCACCTGCTTTTATCCAGCTTTCCACCCCATTATTTACCAGGTTGACGATTTGCATTGATGTGGTCTTTGTTAGTTTAGTCATCTTTTATTACTCCCATGTTAGCCAGTTGGAAAAATCGTTTTGTCGAGATTGTTATTTTTGTTCTTTTTTTATATTCTGCATTCTTTCTGTTTATATCGATCCCGTGTCTATCTCTATATCTCTTGCATCTCCTTAGTGCGGTTTCTTTATTTTTTTCGTAATTTAATCTCCTTTTTAGGCACCGGCACATTTTGCAATATCTTAATTTTTTTTTGGTTTCATTGCTTTTGCAAATTGGACATATTATAGTTTTTTTGTTTTTTTTGCTATGATATGAACTTCTTCTTCCTTTTAAATAGCATATTTTGCAATGAAGATGGCTAGAATTTTTGTAAAATTCAGCTTCATCCAATGTTTTTTTGCATGTTTTACATCTTTTCATAATCCCTCCTAATAAAGTATTATGTATTCAAATGAAAGAGTTGCTGTATAAACACCGTATAACTCTGACGGAAGCTCCTGTGTAGGTGGATAGAATATAATCAATTCTTTCCCGTCCATTGTAAATTTTTCTAATCTTTCAATTGAAACCATCTGACATCTACCCTTAACTTCGTCCAGCTCCCATTTATCGGTACCGAGAACATGATTTATCGCTTCCCTGATAATTCCATCCTTGGCTTGCTGGATAGTCTCATGCGCGCGATATGTAGTTTGCTGTAACGGATCAACATATAGTTCATCGTGAATTTTCCCTGCATAATCAGAACCAAGGCTATTTTTAAGTTGTAATTTTACATTCTTAGGGATATCCGGATCATCTAAATACCCGTTAATTATTGCTTCGCCTTTCTTTTTTTCTTTTCTTTTGCGGACAAGAATAAACAGGATTATAAAGAGATATAAAATTGCCATTAAATCGACTATTGTTGTAAACATAATACTCCTTTGGCTTTGGTTAAAGAGGGAAACGGCATCGTTGTTTCCTGGGGGAAGTTGAAACTTAAATAAGGTAAGATGTCAACGAGTACCGTTCCCCATAAATTATTATAGTTGTTAAAGTCGAATTGTCAAACTGATTTCCTCTTTGTTCCTGGAGGGTTTAATGATGGATCGAGTTTTTCTGCTTTTTGGCGGAATCGTTCAGATTTTTCGAGTAATAACTCTGACCGTCTTTTGTCTGCTGATTCATGGTCTTCAAACATTCTTAAAACTTTTCCGCAAACAGAACATCTTTCTTCTGGCGGAATCGTAATTACACAAAATTGATATGGGTCTGGACTAGAATATACCAGCAAAGGGTCGCTTTCGTGAGATATGCCGCAACCTAGTTGCCTTTGCAGCTCTTTTAGTAATTCGTCATTGCGACCTTTATCCGCTTTTATTAATTTGATTTCTGATTCTAACTTGTTAATATCCTCTTGATAAAATTGTAGTACTTCAATAAGCTTTCCCTTTACTCTATTTGAAATAAACATAATACTTCTCCTTATTGGTTAAATTTTAATTATCTCGAATGCTTCAAATTTAGATGTTTCGATTACGTTTTTGGTAAAATAGAATAGCCCGAACCCCTCAAGTTCGTGTAAGTATTCGATTAATGCTTTCTTCCCTGGTGATTTATTTGGCGAAATTATTAGCCGTCCATTTACAGGCATGTGCTCAAAACAGTTTATAATGAATGATTCCCAATCCTTTTTATTCCATCTTGACATAGGAGCAACAGCAACAGCAGTAATCAAGTCATAGGTTCCGCATTCACTCGGTAACGCTATAAATTTACTTTGCGGATACTTGAAGTCTATTGCAAGCGGCAATCCTAAGATTTTATACGCATTATGGTATATGTTGGTTTTCTCATCGTATACTTCCGTAAGAGAAACATCATGTCCAGCAACCTTTAGCACGAATGGCAAAAATCCCATACCGGCGGATATATCCAGAGTCTTGAGTTTTATATCATCTGGAAGCTTTAAGGCGTTTATGAAGTCGATTAGCCTATTTACTGCCGAGTACCAATGAAGATACTTTTCCATACCGTAGCATTCACAGAAGCCATACAGGACAATGAATATTCTCCATGCCGCGGCTTCTTTGACTGTTTTCTTCATAAAATCTTTGTAATTCATCACTTTATCACCTCATAGCAAGCTGCAAACATTTTAGGTTTCATTATTGCGAGATTTCCGAGTCTATCCTTGAGAATCCAATCGCCTTTAACGACTTCTTCCGTTTGCGCCGATGGAGTAATAATATTCGGATACTTCAAGGTGTTATCAACTTTACCGCCGATAAACTTTTTGCATTTAACAAAATTGAATCCTGAGAATTGAATAGCATCAACAATGATAACAGGTTTCTTCATGTATTTAGCCATTACAACAACCTCCAGCAAGTTTCATACGTTTTAAATTCAAATCCGCGAGTATCAATCATTATTTGAACGGCTTTTTTAACGCTAGGCCATGTGTAATCGTCACCGCAGATAATCGCATCAGGGAACAATTTGTATGCTTCTGTAATATCATTTATGACATTTGTTGTGTCGTGGCTCCAATCGATATAGATTAGATCCGGTTCAACTCCTGCCGCCTTGACTGCCAATAATCCTACGGTAGAATCTTTACGAACAGGGAATACTCTATCTTTATGATCCCACATATTGACAATGAACTTTTCAAATAGTTCGTTCACATCTTCCCTTTGTTGATGTTCAATGCTTCCTTTCCAATGATCGATACAGATAATACTTGCATTAGGCGCGAGTTCCAGAAAATGAGAAGCTGAACAACCCATGAATGAGCCACCATCAATGATAACTTTCATTTCAGGAGTGATTATTTCCTCGAACATGCCAATATTGACACCATTACACCATCCGGTCGGTCTACCATTTGTAAAGTCTTTCTCAATACTTGGTTTGACTGTCGGATACGGAAAACTTACTTTTAGTTTATTCATTGTTTTGATTCTCCTTTTTTATAAGTTTACCACATTTAATACAAATATCGTGGATATATGTTTTAGATTTCGCTGCGGTAATAGTTTTTGTAATATTACTAGGCAATATCATATTTAGAATATCATATAATTGACCGCCATCTATTTCGCCCTCGTTATATCGAGGTCTAAATTCGTGATTGCATAAACTCATTTCAATAACTCCTTGATTACATTATGTTCATTAATTTTATCGTGAACGAGAGATTCGCCACGCGGATATGCTGATATTGGGTGATGAAACGATTTAACAACTGTACAACCGCATAGTTCAGCTTCATAGTCTCGATAACACATTTCACCCCAACCGAAAGGTGATACAATATATTTGGTATTCAATAGTTTGTCAACAAATTGTGTAAAATTAAGCTTCTTGCTGCGGTGTACTTCAACATTAAAACCTTTTTCTCTATGTTGCTCAATTGACCTTATCCATGATTCACGATGCGCGGAAATCAATCTACCAGAGATACTTTCTTTATTGTATTCCACAGTACCAGCAAAGAAGTAATCAATAGGTCGCTCAAGAGTATCTTTAATTTCAGTTTTCTTAAGCATTTCAAATAATGTTTCAAGCCTGGTATAATGCAGGAAGTTGAAACCAAATTGTATTTTGGCAAAATCCTTTTCTGATACCTGCAGTGGTAATTTAGCATGTTCCTTAAATTCTTCTTCCGTTGCAAGTGTTTCTAAAAATACTCGTCCGCCTATTGACGGATCATTATGATATTTTAAGTCCGTATATGAATACATTTTTACGAAAGTAGTAACGCTTGGATGCGCAATTACTTTACGGTTCCTGATTTCAGCACTATCGCCGCGTTCAATTACTAAAAGGTTTTTATATCGTTCAAGATAATCCGGGAACGCTCTAATATCCTCGGTAGTCGTAATTGCATCGTATTTATCAGAAGCTTGAAGATCTTCAATGTACCGAAGATAGCATTCTGATAGTGGATTACTGTTTGTTAGTAGTATTTTCATTACTTCCCCCCTCTAATAATCTTGGACTTGGTTATCTTGCGCGGTTTTGGCTTCCTGCGAGTGCGGTTGCCATGCTTTACATTATCCAATGGACAATTCATCGGGTGATGTTGACTTCCGCATCTGTCGCACCATAAATCGTTGTTACTCACTGATAGCCTCCTCTGGATTGTCGTGTGTTGTGCCTGTGATTTTAATTTTTTCAAGTATTTCTTTTAAGTAGTTATGATCTGAAAATCCTATAAAATACTGGTAGCTCTCACCCTTGTATTGCCACCATCCAAAACCCCCGTTGTGATATTCGCAAATTAATGTTTCTCCGCTAGATAGCTCAAACTTGTCGTTTTCGAATAAAGGAACATCAAGCCCTGTGCATTGACCGACTGTTTCGGGGTCTACTTTATGTTTTGTTATTTCAACGCATGGATTGCCCTCATTTCCGTATGATTCGTTTTTGACTAAAATAAAATAATCATCACCACCAAAAACCCACGACCTATCAAGATAACAGCCAATAACCCACTCGCCATTATCAATCCTGCGACCTCTAAATAAGTATCTATCTATCATCTCTCAATCCTCCTTAAGTTCTGTTAGTATTTGGGTGGTGGTTAGCTTTAGTTGTTCTTCTCTTGTATCTCCAGTGCAGAAACATTTATATTCGCAATCGTCGCAGTACGAACGTGGGCATTGCTCAACCATTTCCTCAATCATATCCTCAACTATCTTCTCTAGTTTACTCATGGTCTGCTCCTGTTTTAAGTTTTGATAGTTCTTTTGCTAGTTCGCTTGTTGAAGTATAATAAGTTGGAATATGTTTAAGTCTTACACATTGTTTGTGATACCTACAGTCGGTGGGATTTGCGAAACATACAATAAATCCTGTACAATGGCATTTCATATCCCTCGCCAGCGTTTGACTCTCGTTAGTGTTCATTTAATAACCTTTTTTATAATTGACCTATATTTACCTATAATTGATTCCCATGAGTGGACTTCTGCAAATATGCGTGATTCTTTTGATATTCTACTGTATGTTTTCTTATATCCGATTAATTGGCGGATAAAATATTTTATGCTATCAACGTTGCGTTCAACGAATATGCAATTCTTGGCGTGTTCACAGGCTTCGCCATGATAACCGACACCTTTTACTATTAAACATGGAATACCTGATGCCATTGCTTCAAAAACACTATTTGAACAGCCCTCCGCTTCTGACGGTTGAGCATATATCATCAATGATCTGTAAAAGTCCGGCATTTCGTCAGGAGTAAGTTTATTATCAAGGTTTACTTCGCGATATAGAATTCCTAATTGCTCACAGGCTTCTTTAACCAATAATGAACCCTTTAAGTCTCCGCGATTACCTTTGCTATTCCCGGCAAATCCTACAACATACTCGTAATGTTTATCAGATGGTGAAAATTTAACTGTATCAACACCGCATGGAATAAGAGTAACATTTTTGAATCCTGCTTTCTTCGCTGCCTTTGTGGCAACTAGATTTTGGGTAACACATGCAGAGGAAACTTTTTTGTATTTGCGAGATTGTTCTATCCGCGTATCAAGATTAGCTCCACCGGTAGATAGTGTCCATATAAAAGGTTTATTAATCATTCCTACATTTTTTAGGAAAATATCAGGATAGCCACGCATGTAAACGAGGTCGCATACAGCTAATAATGTTTTGGAATGAGTGGAAAATTCTTTTTGTGGAACTATTGAAAAATCGTATTCTGGAAGATGTTTTGCTATACTTCTTGCTTGAGTAGTCCAACACCAATTCTTGTTGTCTACAAGAAATAAAATCCTTTTCCGCTTGGGGTTCACCTTTCGGCTCCATTTTAAAATTAATCTAACCTTATTATGTCTTAGAATAATACTTATACTTGGATTTGTCAAGAGAATTTCTATAAAAAAGTAAACATTTAACATTGTTTAAGGTGAAACGTTGTTCTTTTAAGTTGATAATGTTTTCACTATGCTTTACTTTGCAGGTAGTATAATGAATGCAATTTTATAGGAAAGACGATATGGAAAACATGGTTACACCAGATCCAAATTCAAAGGTACAGGACTTGTTTGGTCCATCGGAAGAGACTAAACCGAGCACTATTGTTGCCGAGCCTGCCGGAATATCTGAACAAGTCTTAAGTCTGCTTGCTGCTCATATACGAAATACTGTTAATTCTTACCAATTTGAGAAAGCATTAGTTCAACAAGAAATTGAAAGATGTAAACTCCAAGCAAGAAGCGAATATGATGAAGTAACCGTAAATAACTATTCTAAAACTGGCATTGGGTGTACTGATTATCAACCATTAACGGAAGCAAAGATAAATGTTGCTCATGCTATGCTGTTCGATATAGTTTATCAAGCTGGTGATAGACCGTGGATGATTGAACCTACATCGGAACCTGACCTACCTGAAAAGATTTATGCTGAAATAACAAAGTTATCCATAGAGGAAATGCAACGATGGGAAGCAGAGGGTATACAGTTTCATGCTGCGGATGCTTATCAGCTCGGTAATGACATGCGCCATGATTACGCCGCCTTGGTAAACGACGAGGCTAAGAAGCGAGCAGAGGCAATGCAGAAGAAAATGGACGATCAGCTTGAAGAGGGTGGGTTTTGGCAGGTAGTTGAGGGTGTAGCAAAAGATTTCTGTACATATCCAGCCTGTTTTATGAGAGCAACTGTCAGGAAAGAACGGACTGCTAGATTTTGTGGTGGTAAACTTGTAGAGGAAGATAAAGATTTAATCCAATGGGAAAGAGTATCTCCATTTCATGCTTATCCATCAAGGAACAATAAAGACTTAAACCGCGATTCATTATTTATGAAAGTTTCTTATAATCGCGCGGAAATATATTCATTAAGGGATACTCCGGGATATAATTCTTCTAAGATTGACGAAGCTTTAACTGAATTTGGCGGTGCTGGATTAGTTGAAAAGGATGCTACTGTAACCGATAATGTCGAAGCAAGTCGGTATGATGATTCCGATATGGAATATACCGGAACTGTTTCATCTGGCGTTATAGAGGGTTATGAGTATTGGGGAAACGTTCCTGGAAAGATGTTGAAAGATTGGGGCATGACAGAAGATTTTACTGATTTAGCTGAATATGCGATACATGCAATTTTAATAGGAAATTATATTATCTTTGCTGAATTAAATACCAATGCGTTAAATAGAAAACAATTTTATACCGCTTCTTATGAAAACGATTTAGATTCTGTATGGGGCGGATCTCTTCCCAGAAAAGTACGTTCTGCTCAGAATGGACTAAATTCAGCTAGACGAGCATTAATTACAAACATGGCATTGACTTCCGGCCCACTGTCTATAATTGATGTTGATGCTCTTGATAGTAGCATAGATCCGCTTGACTTGTTTCCTTTAAAATCATTTTTGTATCATGGCTCTGATCGAGTAGCAGGGAATAAATCTCCGGTTGAATTTTATCAACCAAGCGCAAATCTTAATCAATTATTACCAGTAATGGATAAGTTTTTAAAGGAAGCAGATGATTTTTCTGGACTTCCTCGTTATTCTCAAGGTGATGCTGCCGGAGCCCAAACAGGCGCGGCCGGTACTGCAACCGGATTATCAATGCTGATGAATGCACAAAGCAAAACATTTAAAAAAGTTATTGCTAATTTTGATTGTGGAATAATCCAAAAACCTCTTGAGGACCTTTATTATAGAAATTTAGCTGATCCTGAAATTCCTGACGAAACAAAAGGGGATATGCGAATAGTTACTCGCGGTGTATTAGGCATGTCAATAAAAGAACAAACCATGATGCGCCAGCAAGAATTATTGACGATGATTTTAGGCTCCGAGGTGTTAATGGGAATGATCGAGCCTAAAGGATTAGTTAAGCTCATGCGCGAAGTTGTTAAAAATTATGACATTGCGCCAGAACAGTTACTTCCAAATGATACTAAACTTGAGGAAATGGAAAATCAAGCACAGCAAAATGAAGCCTTAAGTGGATATGTTGAACTATTGAAAACGTCATTTGATAGCGGAATTATAGACGAGGATCAATTAAAGATGATGTTCCAAATGCTTAATGGTGGCGGACAGGGTATAATGAACGCTCCGCCGGCTCCTGAACAAGAACAAGCACCACAAGCAATAGAGGAGAACCCGAATAATGTTTAAACTTGAAACAGCTAAAGAAAGAGAAGCATTTAAACTTTTAAAAGGTCATAAATTTGCTGACATTATGAAAGATGTCCTCAAGCGTGAATTGAATATGCACCATAAAATTATGGAAAATGAAATTGATACCAATGCGACAAACGTATATAAAGGTCGTTGTCATGCTATAAGAGAAACATACAAACTCTTTAATGATGATCCTAAAGATGGAGCAGATAACTATGTAGAACCTATTGCTCCTGTAGTAAAAGAAGTTGTAAAAGTAAAATGGTATATGAAAATAATTAATAAACTTAAACACCAACCGGATACCCAAAACGGCCCGGTAAAATAAACGCTGGATACTCGAAAGAACCCGGCAAGGAAGTAAAAGATGGCTGAATTAGAAAAAACAGCGGCAAAAGAAGCAGAGGGTAAGAAAATTATTGATTCTATTTTGGACGATAATGGATTGCCAGACGCAGTAAAAAACAATTTAAGGGATGCTGTTAAATCAGATGCAGAGACTTTTGGTAAAAAAGAGCCTGCGCCTAAAGTTATTCCTGAACCTGTTCCTGCGATTGTTGAAAATGCCGAGACTGTCGATACTCTTAAAGTTAAAGAACCGACGGAAGTAGTGGAAGAAGTTGTTGATAAAAAGTTGGAAGTTAAACCGGTAGTTGAAACGGCTGAGGAAGTAATTCCTGAAACTCCATCTAATTATGAACAAATGTATTTGTCATTGAAAGGTAAATACGACGCGGAAATTCCTCGTTTAATAAAAATAGCTAAGTCGAAAGATGATGTTATTGATTTTTACAAGGATGCTAATAAAATACTACAAGGGAAGCTTGATGCTCCTCCTGTTAATATCCCTGTCGAAGATTATACCCTTACTGATGAGACTAAGCAGAAATTCGCGGATATGGGTTTTGATGGAGAAGATTTAGGATTGCTTCAATCAACTATTGATGATGCTACCCGTCCTCTTCGTGAACAACTCGCAGTTAAAGCAAAAGTTGTTGTGAATACTGGATTACAGGCATTTGATAGCTTATTAGTTTCTGATGGCTATATTGATTCTGTTTCCATGAAAAAACAACCTCAATATGATTTTTCAATGCAACATTACGAAGATCGTGGCTTTACTCCGCAGGAAATTCTTGATTCGGCTATTAGTAAAAATGACAATAATGCGGCGGCAGACCTATTAAGGGATGTCCAGATGCAAATGGTTGAAGATGGTCGTTGGAAAGGAAAACACCCAATGGATAATCCTGAACCTGAGCCTGCTGCAGAGGCTCCGATTATTACGGCAACTCCTGCGCCAAAAGCTGTTTTTCCACACAGTGTTAATACTCCTAGTGCTCCTATAGTTAAGGACGAGCCATTCGCAGTTGATTACATCGAAAAACTTTCTATGCAGCTTCAAAAAGGTAAAATTACCGAGGAAGTGTATGAGAAAGAAAAAACCAAATATCTTAACCAGTTAATGAACCAATAAAATCTGGTTAATACAATAGAAAGAGGTCAATTATGGCTTTAAATTCAACAGCATTTATACCACAAGTGTGGTCGTCTCTGATGGTCGCGGCTTTGTACGCTTCTACAACTCTCTCAATGATTGCTAATACCAATTACGAGGGCGAAATAAAAGAACAAGGTAACGTTGTCAAAGTTCGTATCACCCCGCATATCACTATTCGCGACTATACTCCTGGTGTAGATCTCGAAATTGATGAACCAACAAAAGCATTGATCGATCTGGACATCGACAAAGCTAAATATTTTAACTTTCCTGCGGAATACGTAGAAGTTAAACAGTCAGACATCCCATTCGTAGCGAAGTTTGCTGAATCGGCTGGTAAAGACATGAAAATTGCCATCGAACAGGGTGTTTATGCAGACATCTATTCTGATGCGCCTGCCGCTAACTCCGGTACTGGTGCCGGTCTTATCAGTGGTAATCTTGATTTGGGTACTGCTGCAGCTCCGGTTTCAATTACGGCGCTGAACATTGTCCAAAGTATTACTGACTTACAACTTGTTCTTGATGAACAGAACGTTCCTGTAGAAGATCGCTGGTTGATTCTTCCATCATGGGCTCATTCTATTCTGATTCCGAATGATGCGTTTGCCGCTAATACTTCTGGTGATGATAAAAGTGCTTTGCGTAAAGGTAAAGTTGGTGACTTTTCTGGATTTAGCATTTATAAAAGTAATAACCTGCGTACAGTTGCAACTCTCGCGAGTGGTGATGATGCTACACAGACAAATGTTATTTTCGGTCACAAGGATAGCCTAACATTCGCAACGCAGCTTTTGATTAACAGCGAAAAAGTAACCTCTGAGCATCAATTCACGGATTATTACCGTGGACTGCATGTGTACGGGTACTTGGTTTGTCAACCGGAATCTTTTGGTGCCGCAGTTTGGACTAGAGGATAAGAGTTAAATCCGTTCTTACTCCGTGTTAGATAGCGCGGAGTAAGTTTTACTCATAAATTAACAAAGGTAATTATTATGAATGCAAAAAAAGCAAAAACCAACGACAATCAAAGATTTCTACAACATCGCGTAACCAAGTGTATATTTCCATATACTGATATAGAAGCAAAAAATCCAAAATTTATAGTGTGTACTAAAAACGGCATTGCTATTGGCAGTGGCATCGAGGCTGGCGATATGAATAAAAGTATCGAAGCCCTTGAACAGACTATTATCCAAAAGGATAGAGAAATTTCTAATCTTAGTGTTTACGTTATGGAACTCGAAGCAAAGGTTATGTCCGGTCGTAGCAGAAAAACTGAACGTGAACAAGAACTTATACACATGGGCCGAAAACCATTAATGGAAGCAGCATTATTAGCAGGGATTGATAGTGCTCCGCAGAAGTTTCACAAAGGCAAAGAGCCTGATTTAGTAATAGCTATTCTTGCTCTTGAATTTTCCGAACCAGATAAGGAATAAATAAAAATGTTTAATGCAAGCGCAGTTATTAATACCGTAAAACTAAAGCTCAGATCTAATCCTGTTAGCTCTGCAACTTTTGTGCTTCTTGTCTCTGCTGATATATTGACAAGGATCAAGTTGAAATTTCAGTCTACGTTTACGGCTGTTAGTGCTAGTGCGGTGTTGTCTAACGTGCGTATTGCCCTTAGTGATACTGTCGCGACTTATAGGTGGTCAGATGGAGTTTTGTCTACTTATATCCAAGATGGTATCGCCAATATTAAACAGAAGCGCGCAGATGCAATCTCTCCGGATGGCTCTGTGCGTGATGGGTTCGCAACTGCATTATATTTTTATGCTCTCGCTAGGGCTTATGATGATGATGCAGGGTTGACTCCTAATAATAAATCTTTATCACAATCTTATGATGCTCAATACCAAAACGAATTAGAGATTGCATTATATTTTTATACCGACACAAACATATCTACAAGTATCGCTGCGGCTATATCTACCGTAAAAAGTAAACGCATTGATGCTAATTATGCTTATGACGGAACCGTTTTGGCTATATCAACAATAAGAGATAGTTTCGCTGATGCAGTTTATTTTTATGCGTTAAGTGATATTTATTCAAAAGATAATCCAGCTTTATCACAGAGCTATGAAAAGGAATTTTACGATAACCTGGGTACTGTTTTGTATTTTTATCCTGAAACTGTTCTTTTAGATGGCATTAATAATGGAATTCAGGCGGTATTTAGGGATCGTCCCGATGCTTATTTGACTGACACAGGACTGTTAAGGGATTCAGAAATAACCGTAGTAGTAGATGGAATTATTGATTTACCTATTATAGTTAAAAACGCAATTATAAATTTTACTGCCTATGAGGGTGTTCTGGCAGTCAAGGAAGATGCAAAACTGGCAACTTTATTTTTATCAATATACAATAAGGAGGTCGGAAAGTAATGGAACTATTAAATGATTTATATCCACTTATTCAACCATACATGACCGGAGCTGTTAAAGCGGTAATAGTTCAATCGGTTCGTTTGGGTGCAAGGCGATGGTGTCGTGAAACTGGCGGCTGGCGGTCTACTCATACTCAGGATAGCGATAAAGACGAATTGACATATACCTTTACTCTCGATTCCTATGATGCGATAATGCTTCGTGTTGTTTCCGTAAATATAAACGGCTCACAATATGACCTTGAGGAAGATGATTATACGGTTGCCGATGATAGATTGTCAATAACTTTACAAAATGCACCTAGTTCAAGTGAGACTGACGGCATGGTGATTGTTATTTCTATGATTCCAGAACTTAATGCTGAACAATTAAGCAATCCTTTCTTCGACCGCTGGTTTGAGGCGATATTGGCGGCGGCAAAAGCTGATATGTATAAACAGCCAATGAAACCATATACTGATTTAACACAATATGATCTTTGCAATCGTGAATTTACAAGGGCGGCAGGAAATATGAAAGTTGAAAACTTCCGACAAGCCCGGACTTCTAAAAATAGAATAAAAACTGAATCATCAAGGACTATATGGGGGAGATCATGGGGAATTTAAATGTAACACTTTATATTGATATACCTAGCAAGGCTTTTACTGTGCAACCTGACCCGTTGAATAAGCGAGATTATGTTGATTTAGCTGTTTTTGAACTTACTGATAGTATTATTTCAGCTAATACCCTTATGTCGATAGATTACGAGGGCAATACCGTTGCAACCGCTGCGGTTATATTTTCTGGTGGAAATGCTATTTTCCCTATGAATTTAAATTCATCTGAATTAATCGCTATTTTTGCAGGTAAAAGTGATAGCTACTCGGACAACTTTAATATATTGATTCAGGATAATGATAATGCAAATATACTTTTAAATACGCTTATTCCTATTAAGAATATTCCGGCAGTTGATGATTCTAGTTATGGCGGAACTCCTCTTTATGATGATAGTTTGGGAAATTTAACAGAAGATACCTCTAATATTTTAACAATAGTTGGTGGAGGGCTTGCTACATTTGGCGATGTAACTTTACAAGTCAAGACCGCCGCAACCGCACAATCTGGATACTTAACATCAACTGACTGGAATACATTCAACGCTAAGAGCAATCTCGCTTTAGGTGAAACATCCGTAACTGCTTATCGTGGAGATCGTGGTAAGATTGCTTACGACCATACTTTGCTCGTTACCGGCAATCCTCATGTGGTTACTGCAACCGAAGTTAATTTAGGTAATGTTACGAATGAATCAAAAGCAACCATGTTTACGAGTCCTACATTTACCGGAACCGTAACATTGGCAACTCCTTTTACTTTAGGCGCGATTTCAGTAACGACTACTGGAACGCAATTAAATTATTTAACGAATGCGACCGGAACAACTGGCACAAGTTCGACAAATTTAGTATTTTCTACTTCTCCAACATTGGTTACTCCGATATTAGGAGTTGCAACCGCTACAAGTATTAATAAATTGACAATTACAGCTCCGGCTACATCTGCGGTTTTAACCGTTGCTGATGGAAAAACATTTACTGCTTCAAATACTTTGACACTCACCGGTACCGATACATCAACTTTGAATATCGGAACAGGCGGAACTTTGGGAACTGCTGCATATTTAGCAAGTGGAAATTTAACCGAATCAACATCAAGTGTATTGACAATTACGGGAGGAACGAATGGGGTTCTTGGTAATGTTACAATATTGGTAAAAACCGCCGCAACTGGACAATCAGGTTATCTTACTTCTGCTGATTGGAATACTTTTAATAATAAACAAGATGATCTAGGCTTCACGGCAGAAGATGTGGCCAATAAGGTAACATCTATCTCAAGCGCTTCAACTGATACTGAATACCCATCTGCAAAATTATTATATGATACGGTTGCTGGTAGTGGGGATATGGTCCTTGCAGATGTTCAGAGTGTAACAGGATTAAAAACTTATGATACATCTAAATTAGCAGTTAAAGGAACTTCGACTGGAGTAACTTATTTCGCCTCTGTTGTATCTGGAGCGACATCATATACCTTAACATTGCCCTCTTCTAATGATACTTTGGTTGGTAAAGCAACTACAGATACATTGACTAACAAAACCTTAACAAGCCCTGCATTCAACGGTACCATTACAGGTGATGCTTTTTTAGATGAAGATGATATGGCAAGCGATAGTCCCACCAAACTAGCCAGCCAGCAGTCTATTAAAAAGTATGTTGATGATAATGCTGGCTCTAGCGATATTGTTTTCAACGACCAAACAGGCACGACTTATACGCTTGTCTTAACGGATGATGACAAGATGGTAACAATGTCAAACGCTTCTACAAACGTGCTGACAGTACCTCTACACGCTTCCGTGGCTTATTCTATCGGTTCGGTTATCGCAGTCAAGCAGATTGCCGCAGGTGTTACGACTATCACAGGTGCAACAGGCGTTACGGTCAACGGAGTTTCGGCAGGAAGCAACGCTTTATCTGCTCAATACGATACAGGTATACTCACATACAAGGGTTCTGATGTTTGGTATTTAGATATTACCCCTGCAAGCGGCTCAGGTTCTCAAGCAATGTACATCGAAGCAAATATCCCTAATAACAACTCAGAACTAGCCTTACACTTTGAATTGCAGATATACAGCGATGCAACTTACGACACGCTTGTTGAAAGTTTTAATACTTCAAGTTCTCAAGCAAACATTCAGCTATTCGACGGCACGGATTGGGTGGCAATGCCCGCAGGTGGGGCGATTAAAGCGTACTACAATAATCATATAAGATTTGCGTTACAAACTGCAGTAGCAGGTGTTAATTACTATACTCGGATCAGAACACTATACAATAGCACAGGTTCAACTTGGGTAGCACTTTCAGATTATTACGCAAGCACATATCCTAACTACTCAATGATAATCCCCGAACTTTCAGCGGTCGCAATTACTGCATTGACAAAAGATAGTAATACAAACGCTTCCGCATATCACAAGCATAGTTCTGTTGAATATGACGAGGGCTCAGAAAGCGGAGCAGTTTCACTTGATTTTAGCAGAGGCGATTATCAGCAAATAGCGACAGTTGTTGCAACTCCAATTACTTCACTTACAATGACAAATAGCGGAGAGGGTGATTGGCTAGTTATCGAAATTGATAACGCAAACGCCACAACCGTAACAATAAATGCTATTGCAATTATAGGTGCTGGAGATACAGGAACTTATCTAGTCGCAATCGGCAACGTGGGCGGAGTCATAACATTTGCGAACAGCAAAACGGCGGTGGTATAATGCGAGCTATTGATGCGCTTAGGTTGGTTGGTGGTGGGGGTGGGGGAAGTATTGTTACTGTTACTAATTTTGTTACTACTGATATAACCCCAACTTTTGACATTATCTCAGCTAACGGCACTACATTAACGGTAGATTGGGGAGATGGTACAATAGCGGAAGATTTTGCAATGACAGGCTCAAATGTTGCTGTTCATAGAAATTATGGTTCGGCAGGAACTAGAACTATTACTTTTAGTGGAACTGGTAATGCTCCAATGACTTATTTATCATGCTACGGCAACTCATTAACATCCTTAGACGTGAGTACGAATACAGCGTTGACTGATTTATATTGCCACGGCAACTCATTAACATCCTTAGACGTGAGTACGAATACAGCGTTGGCTTATTTATGGTGCTACGGCAACTCATTAACATCCTTAGACGTGAGTACGAATACAGCGTTGGCTTATTTATATTGCCACGACAACCAATTAACCACCTTAGACGTGAGCACGAATACTGCGTTGACTTATTTATTATGCTACGGCAACTCATTAACATCCTTAGACATGAGTACGAATACAGCGTTGACTTATTTATCATGCTACGGCAACTCATTAACATCCTTAGACGTGAGTACGAATACAGCGTTGACTGATTTATATTGCCACGGCAACTCATTAACATCCTCGGAAATTAACGGAATTTTAGCCGATTTAGTTTCTGCTGGAGTATCTAATGGAACTTATGAAAGCAATAACCAAACACCATCAGCACCGCCAACAAAACAAGGAATAACAGATAAAGCAACTTTACAGTCTAGGGACTGGACAGTAACAACAGATTAAGGAGCAAATATGAAAAAGTTTTTAACAGCATTATTTTTAACGGCAACCATTTATGCAAGTGCTTGTTGGTTTACGGCGACCGATTGGCAGGTGGTATATTTTACTTCTGTGAACGAAACGGATATAACGCCTGATTTTAGTGCTGGTTATCCAACGGTAACAGTTCCAGAAGCAGGAACGCAGAATATACCAGCGACAATATGCGTTAAGATGGTGCCGAGTGTAACCAACGGAACACCTATCCAACAGGCTTTATTGCAATGGAAATACTCATCAGGAACGAAATGGAAAACAGTAAATAATTTAGAAAGTTTCACATGGGTAATAGATTTTACGAAACCGATTCCAATATTTGGGAGTTACAACTTTAATCCTGCTGGAGTACAATCAGGTGATGTTATATTAGTGAGATTACAGGTTACGGATGCGACAACAGTAAATGCTCAAATTGATGTTGATACAACTGCTGAGGGAACAAATGGCTGGCAAGACCAATGGGTCTTTTCAATGACAGTCGGAACGGTAAGGAGATAATATGAAATACTTAATACTAATTTTAATGATGTGTAGCTTAGGTTTATTTGCACAAGAAGATTTGCCGACACAAGCAGAACTTGATGCAATGGACTTAAAGAACGAGGCGGTAATTGCTTTGCCTACACTAGTACTTGCCGAAATAGTTCATCCAACTATGATAGAGAACGTTTCTCTTACAGCTGAAGATATCGCCACACTTACAATAGATAATCAGATGATTGGTACTTCAACTATTGATACTAATTATATTAACTCTATTCTTATTGGTACGAACACTATTAGTTTAGATTCACTAGGACTCGGAACAGATAATGCGGTAGTGAACGAAGCTGATGTCATCAAAGCCTTGATGGCTAGAATGAATACAGTCAACACAGTGATGATGAAAACAAAGAGAATAAGAACAGCTAAGATTCTTGAGCCATCACTTGATGAATACATGGCGTTCAAATCCAGCACCTCTTTTATCAAAGACCGTTACACTAAGACAGGTGATAAAGGTTTCCGCAAAAAGAACAGAAGCATGTTCAAGAAATGGAAAGCGTTTAATAAGAAGAAGTTTAAGACTATTAAATATATACCATTCACAGATACTAAGCTAAAGATGATTTCTGAGATACGAAAAGGTGGCAATAAGAAAAACCTTAGAGCCGAACTAAAGTATTTTAAGAAGATGGGTTATAACGCTGTATTAGCTTGTTGGAGAGGTGGTGGAACTAATCCTCTGATAAAAAGAATTAAGATAGCTAAGAAGCTTGGATATAAAGTTTGGTTCACATTTGGTGGTAAAGAATCAATACACACTCCAATCTATCTGCCGTCCAAAATGTATGGTAAACGTTTACAGGAACTGGCTAAAGTCTGTGATGGCTTTGTATTAGGCTGGCGTAGAAGTAGCAGACACTTATTCCAACCTGAAAAAGGCTGGACAAACTACACTTTACAGCAAGTCCGTAAGGGTAATAAAAAGATATTGCTATTTGGTGAAGTTTACTTTGACTATAACTCTGAAACAAGAAAGCATGGTGATGTAGCTTATAATATCCCTGCCAACATGTCAGGAGTGATTACAGTAAATTGTGGAGTTGGCAATAGTTATGCTAAAGGTGTAATGAACTTTGTCCGTAAGAAGACTTCATTACCTTTGATAAACGTTGTAGTGGGTGAAGTGCCCTATTACATGAGCAGAAACAATACACATAAAACTAAACAGGAGAACAGAAGTATTATTGCAAGAATAGAAAAAAGGTTTATTGATGCTGGATTCGCTGGCACAATAACTTTATCAGGCGATGGTAGCGATGGCAACTATCCACCTAACATAACCGACAACGTTGCTCAATCCGAGTGGCATGTCACAAATGGAGAATAAGATGAAATTCTTACTCACAATGTTGTTAGCTGTAATGGCTATCGCAAGTTACGCAAAGCTTCACAACGCAACTGAATGGAAAGCTGTAAAAGCAACTAAAGACAATGATGCTATTATCGCTTATTGGGCTGATGTAACTAATCAATCAAAAGCTAAATTTTATTATTCAACAATTACCAAAGCAAGACGTGATAATCTCAACACAAAACAGGTTAAAACTATGGTAGATGCTGAGGCTGTTATCTGTGGTATTACTGATACTGATTTAATACTGGCGAGAAAAGTGCAGGTCATTCATAATACGGTTAGAGACTACCAGTCTGCTTTAGACCTATGTTTAACAGGCACAGGAAGACGGGCTAAAAGGTATCTTGGACATTGCTACCTATCTTTAAAACGTTATGATGAAGCAGTACCAGCATTTAAAGATGGTGGTAATTTATACCAAGCTTCTTATCATGCTTCAATGTATAACATTGGCACTAAAGCTGAACAGTTTGCTTTAGCTAGTCAAGTACTACTTGGTAGGCGTTTATCTGTTGCTCGGGCTAATAAGATATTCAATATTCTTACTGATATTGACTTAGATGAAGCAGAAGTTTCGGAAGTGGATTATAAGAAAATGCTCAAGAAACTAAAACGTAAGTATGCCAAAACAGTCAAAACTACTGTTGAGGGTGTTACTAAGCGTGAGTACGTCTATGAAGATATGAGAGCAACTATTATAGACTTGCTTAAAGACCTGTAATTAGTGTTTTCTTAGAGTGCATCCTCGGGTGTGCTCCATAGAAACTATTAACATAAGGACATAACATGAGCATAAACTTTTACAGACGAGTTGCGAATAAGGGGGCGGTGATGGTTGCGCAAGTGGTTGATTGGGTAGCGATTGGCCGTAACACTCTTACTGGTGTTACTCAGATAATGACATCTCTTGACGGTATCACATGGACAAACAGGATAAGTTTACTTACAGGAAGTTATGGATCGTGTGCCGCATGGAACGGCTCACTTTGGGTTGTTGGTTCGCTTGGCGGTATAGCTACTTCCCCTGACGGCACAACATGGACTAACAGAATAAGTCCTATAACATTTATTAATGATATAGCATGGAACGGCTCATACTGGATTGCGGGTGGAACGTCTATCAATACTGACGGAACAGGAGCAATAGCTACTTCCCCTGACGGTATAACATGGACCGACAGAACAAGTTTATTCACATGGGCAGGGTCAAGTTGTCGTGGCATTGCATGGAATGGCTCGTATTGGTTAGCGCTTGGAACTGGCGCTAGCAAAATGTCTACTTCCCCTGACGGCATAACGTGGACAAGCAGAACAAGCCCGTTTGATAGCGATGGCTATAAAGCCGCGTGGGGTGGATCACTTTGGGTCGCGGTAGGAAACGATACACGTAATTATGCAATAGCTACTTCTCCTGATGCTATAACATGGACCTCGCGCACAAATCCGTTCACCAGTAGTGCGTATGACGTTGCGTGGAATGGAACTCTTTTTGTTGCAGTAGGGGCGAATGGAGCGCTTATAGCTACTTCCCCTGACGGCATAACGTGGACAAGCAGAACAAATCCTTTAAATGTAATTAGGTCTGTTGCGTGGAATGGAACTCTTTTTGTTGCAGTAGGTAGAGCGGTTTCCGCCCATAATGCGGTTGCTACATCCCCTGATGGGATAAATTGGACATTAAGGTCTACGCCGTACCCATTTACCGGATTTTCTTCATCAGGTATTGCATCATCAAACGCACCTAATTTATATCCAGCAGTTACACCATAAACAAAGGAGCATAACATGACTATGAAAATGAGGCTGAGTAAAACGAAAGTCAAAACACTATCAATAGAGGAAACCAAATGTTAATGGAAATCGGAAAAGTCCAAGCTGAAACATTAAGGCTTGCTTTAAATATCGCCCCTGATTACAAATGGGCTTTATCTCATCGCCCCGATTTGGTCGAACAAGTAGCAAATGGCGTAGGTTCAGAAACAAGCATTTCTTATCATGTTACTCCTGATACAGTTTGGGGGTTGAATATTAACCCTGGATCGCATTGTCATGATTGGATGTATACTTTCCCTATGTACTTCCCTAGTGTTGCGGATGGTCTCGCCTGGAAGCAGTTGTCAGATCATTGGTTTGATTTGAATGTTGATTTACAAATAAAAGACTATGCCGGATGGTTTGAATCTTTCAGATACCGCAGAAATAATATTTATGAGATGTGTTTAGCCGGCGCAGGCTCAGATGCGTTCTGGATAGACAAGCAATTACCGCCTGACTTTGAAATTTATTATAGCGATAGACCTGAATGTGATCCTGAAAAAATGGAATTATATCGAAGCATAGAATATCAAATATCTAATAAAATTGAGGAGACGGACTAATGACTAAACAAGAGAGATTGCTAATTGAGATAAACGAACGTAGTAAACGGCAAGAAGTTGTGCTGTTTGGAATAAATGGAGATGATGGATTATTAAAAGATATTCTTAAAATCTCTGATCGTGTTCTTAAGATTGAAACTTCAAGAAAAACTTGGGGAATAATGACCGGTATAGGATTTACGGTTATGACTATTGTGGTCGGAGTTATCTCAGCATCAATAGCTTTTTTCAAAAAATAACAATGGAGGCTGTATGAAATTTTTACTTTTAATGATGGTTTTATGTATCAGTTTATTGTTTGCTGGATGTAATAATATTCGTATTGTTGATAAGTCTAGCACCACGACCACAACAATTAAGACTGTCAAAGAAAAAGGCAAGCCTGATGTCATAGTCAAGGTTATTGTTCTTGTTATTAATGATATAATCACAATTAATACTGGTTTTACGGTTGGCACGCAAGGTTTGGGAACATATTACTTCTCCGTCTTGAGAGATTTAAAATTCATGTAAATATTTTATGAGACTGTCGTGGTCTTTTTTGCCTGGTCCGGTGTAAAAGCCGGATCTTTTTTATTAATACCTATTGACAAATTTAATTGCAGGATATATAATATAGTTTTAAGGTGCTTGATTGCATCAAGTGAAAGATAAACGCGAATAACTAAATATGGGAGCCAATTATGAGTTAATCCTACACTAAGCCAACAGAATATAGAATAACAAAGATGATATATACCGCATACTTTAAAACGTATGCGGTTTTTTATTCAATAAACATTTTATATACATGCCGCAAAATAAACATATATGTTAAAATGCCGAACATTATAGCGCAAAATCTATATCCATCACGATTTTTTACCAAGTCAACAAACTTATTCCGCAGCATAATGAGTTCCTTTTCAACTTTACCCAAGTCGTTACTGACAATTTGGTGCTGCTTAATGGCGTGATTTATAAGAACTTTGTGCTTTTCGGCTTCCTCTATTGTGTTATTACGAAGCGCCACTACTTTCAAATGTAATTTTTCACGCTTTTTACAGTTCTTTAATGCCTCTGATTGAATTACTTCTTTTAGCCGATTGATTTCTGCCGATTGCTTACTCATGGTCGTTCTCCTATTTTGGTTGGTCTGTTTGTGTGTATTGTCCTATTTGGCGAGTCCAAAACCCTGCTTGTTCATAATTACTTGCCTGGTGCATTAAGCTCAAGTCATATACTGCGCCTCTCTTGGAATCCCATTCAAGAAAAGATATTATACTTGAACCATCATCCCTAACTTTTTCGGTTAATAACATAGCCGATATTCTATCTCTTGTGTGTATAGGCATTTTTTTTGCCAACTTATTAACTATTTCTTCATCAATACGAACATAGCGGAATATAGAGTCGGCAATATTTTCTATTTCTTGTGCGCCAGATATTTTTTGATAACCCTCTCCGCTTTTTGGGTGGGCTATCAGACAGCAATGTACGCCGAACTCATTTACAAATGATTTTAAATTAGCCGCAATATATTCCTGCATCGAGAATTTGCCCTGCCCCATATTATTACAGAACACCATAAGGTTATCGAGTATGAATATTCTCACTCCAAATGATCGAGCAAGTTTTTTCATCTCAAGCAATAAATTGTCAAATAATGTCTTGCTGCTTTTCTTTAGTTCCGGGAACGCCTGTTTCATGGTTTCGCAGTCGGATAATAAAATATATTCACCATATAGTTCATTAAAATTGCTTAATGCTTTATCGCTGGCATAATACTCTATCCGGCCACCTATATTTTGACTAGATGATATTTCAGTATTTTCGGCACATAATCTGGCGAGTTTATTTTTTTCGCTTTCAATGGTCGTTTCTCCGCAGAACATAAAGCATTTTTCTTTTTGTTTGGCTACACTTATTAATCCCTGTCTTGTATAGGTGGTTTTCCCCTCTCCGCGCCGGCCGGTATAAAGAGACAAACATCCCATCCTATAACCTGAATCATTATAATCCTGCGTTAAATATCCGGTTGCAATAGACTTTTTCTTTTTATGTTTTCCAACTTTAATACTATTTTTAATACCCTTAATCTCTGGCAATATTGCTTTAACCAATCCAAATATTTCTACCGGATTATAATCGGCACTTCTCAAATACTCATTTACATCATTTGTGGGAAGTTCTATTTTTGATAAATTATACCCCTCTAGTAATTCACTTGCTTTTTCTAAAAATTCACTCCCTGCTTTATCTGAGTCGGGAACCAATATTATTCCATCGAAAGAATCGAGCCAATTTCGGCAAATATCAATCCATCCGAAGCTTTTAGAGCCAGATGGAATGCTGGAGCAGAGTATACAATCGTCTTTTTGAGCCATTCTAACGCACTCTCGCAACGATAGTGCATCAATCTCTCCCTCGCATATAGCTAGTAGTTTCTGTGTCTTTAAAAGGTGCATTCCGTACAATATATTTTGTCCACCTACCGGAGCAGTATATTTATTCTCCCCATTTTGACATTCCCCTATAATTCTTTGTTTTATTTTAACAAGCCCACCATCTCCAGGCAAACAATAATTAAAACAAATCCATTTTTCATCGCAGGTTATATGGTATTCTTTTATGGTTTCCTTTGAAATTCCACGCTGTACCAAGTATTCTATTCCACTTTGAGATTTTTCTTTTGTTACCGGCTCAATCTTTTTAAATTCAAACTTTTTAAATTCAACATTAGCTAAGTCATGGAGTATTTGCATTCTATCTCCGCGCGTTGCGGCATAATCACTAATATCAAATAAACGTCCGCAATCATGGCATTTAAAGTGAAACCCTTGATTATACCATTGAGCAGCAAAGGATTTACCTTTTTTATGATCACGGTAAGGACATTCATAAGCTGTGCCTTTTTTCTCAAGAGTCATGCCGGATACAATAATATCCTGTGCTGAATCACCTATTCTCTCTTTTAGTTCTTCTATTTTCATAATTTAATCTCCGGCATATCTTTGGGTGTATTTTCCACAAAATCATCATCAAACTGCGTTGGCATATTTTCGGCGTGTTTTAATAATTCGTCATTTTCTGAAAGTTTACCGCCATTATCTTCAACTACAACATTTCTAATATTTTTCCATTGTCCAGCTATTGCATCTTCAAGGCACTTAATGCGGTGTCTCTTAGGAATGTCAATTAACTTCCTATATTGTGCTTCCTGTGAAGCTTCTACCATTTTGCCATGTATTTCAAAGTATACTCCAAGCCACGATAAAAAAAGTTCTTTATATTCGGCCGGCATTTTGTCTTTTAATCTTTCAGAAATAGAATACTTTGTGTTAGCTAAGCTATTAGCTAAGCTATTGCTAAGCTTATTGCTCACCGATAGCTCATCCTTACTATTACTATTACCTTTACTATTACTATTACCTTTACTATTACTCTTACCTTTACCGTATAGTTTACCAGCTTCTCTCTTTGCCTTTACTGAACACTCTTGAGAAATAGGATATCCCCAAGTAACCAAAGATTTATTTTTCCAAGTCCATAGTTGCGTTGTTTCGTCTGCTTCTTGTTTTGTAATGCCAACTAACTGCATCCACTTGCGCTCGCCCCAATCTTTACAATTTTCTATTGTTCCAGAGTTCTCTTGCTGAGCGCAGTAACGCAATAGACATATCCATGAGGCTCTTTCGGTAGGCTCGCTACCTAAAAATTCGTGAGAAGTAAGTTTTTTTATTTCGAGGTTTAACCAATTCATTATAGCACCTCTAATTTATTTTGGCAGTTATCACAATATATATCAAATCTATAATAATCACCAATACGGTCTACGGTATTGCAATTCTTATTAACAATAGCCTGTCCACACATAGAACAAACACAAGGGCTGTAATCAACACATTTAAAGATACCATGAATGTCTTTTTCGTGGCATGACCAGCAAACGGTCATTAGTAGGTTATCGTCATATTCCCACGCCTTTAAACCATTAATATATCTAAGGTGGTGGACATTTAGGGATAGCGAATCAGTACCACAAATACGACAATGAAATTTATCCTTGAGTTGTATTTCTGCGGATCTCTTTTTCCAGCGGTTATCTTTTAATTGCTCATCATAGGGAATATATCTATTACTTATTTCCTGAAATTTCTCTTTTTGATCCATTGCGGACTCCTTGCGTTAATTTATCTACATCTTTAGCGGTATACTCAATAGCTTTTTTAATTCTTTCCGTAACCATCGCAGGAATATCATAAAGTTCTTGAATATCAGACAAACATCTTGCAGTCTGGCGGTTGTAGATTTTGGTTATTTCTTCTCGCATAGCGCGTTCCTTTTGTTAATACTATCCATATTATACTCCACAAATCATGTTTGTCAAACTATTTCAATTCATTTATTTGTTGTTTAATCGATTTTTCAAGCTCTTGAAGTTCTGGATAACTCCAGATTTTATAACTGCGGTCTAATTCATTGGTTATTGTAGGCTCGTAGTCGTGTTCTTCTCTATGACAGTTGCGACATACCCAAACAAGGTTCTCTTGACTCCAACGCCACCGCTTGTAATTGCAACTTAGAACGTGGTGAGCCTCAATCCCATAGTTTCCGCACTTCGCACATATTCCGCCAGCCTTGAGCCTGCATAGCTCTTTAGAAAGTCCGCCTAACCGCTTCTCTAATGCCTTAATATTAACTCTACTCATTATGTCCGCCTATTAATTCAGTTATAGCCAGCATTATCTCCGGCAGGGTCAATCTGCAGTCGTTATCCGCAAATCCACTCACAATACATAGAGTACCTTTAAACTCTTCTATATGCACACTTCCAGGGCAACCAGCGCACGATCTATTATCCTCACAAAACGCTATCATATCACTTGCCAGTTGTTTAAGTTCGGCTGATTTCATTTTATTTCCCCTCTATTTTGTCAAATATTTTAGCTAAACGGAATAATGAAATATCCTTAGTCCTAAACGCGGCATCTTTCATTTTTTGAAGATCATCAACAAAATCCATTTTACAGTCTTGACCTATTTTGATAATCTGCCGGATCTCGTCCATTTGCTCTTCGGTTATGGTGTATTGGATTTGAGGAGTGGGTAGAGCAGCTAGTCGCTCAACGGCCTTATCAAGTTCTCTGGTGTCTTTAATGCGGTAACTTTGTAGTCCATTAGTTTTAATATTGTTTATTAATTCGCCTTTGTCTGCCGAAAATGTTAGAATCCAGTTTATATTATATGGCACAACGTGGCAGTTTTCAACATTATTACAATCATCATCAACACACGCCATAAACTCGTCAAGTGTACGTCCACAGGCGGAGAGTTCTACTGGTTCTTCGATGCGATATTTATTTAATCCATTTTCTGCTATAAGAATGGAGAGTTCAAATTCGCCCATATTTGAAACATAATACCATCCAGGGAAAAGGTGTTTGGATTTACCTCTATTAATATCTTCATCAGAAATATGCACTTCAACATTAGAGCAGGTTTTATTTAAGCACTTGAAAAACTCAGCTAAATGCTTACCACATCCAGATAAAACATTAAGTTTATCGACTAATATTTCAACATCATCGATGAAACAGTCGTCTTTGAATGAGAATTGTTTAGAGCTATTATTATCAAATATATCCCTAAGGGTAGCCCACGCCGGCGCATAAATGGATGTTGGAGTGTATGTCGATATAATAAAAAACGGGTAAGCGACCTTTACAATTTTGCCAGTAAGAGCCCATTTAACTCCACAACTGAAACAAATTTTTTGAGCCTGTAGTGACTCCGCCTGTGTTACTTCCAGCTTCATATCCACCTTATCCGCTAATGCTTTGCGGAAATTAGGGTGGTCTATCGGGCTATCCTGACGAGCCTGTAAATATTGTCCATTCTTTTTACAGTTACCGCATTTGACATCCTGCCACTTTTCAGTAGAATTATCTTTTCGTTTTCCGTGGCAGGCGTTAAATCCGTCATGTTTTTTGAAATGCTTTTTCATCGTGTTGCTCCTTTATTATATCAATTCTTTTTTTGTCTGGAATATTAACCCCTAAAGAGGCAGCTAATACGATTGTTCTTTCCAGATAGTTAGAAAATTCTCTTTTGCTAAGTTTTGTAGTTGATTTACCTCTGTTAAATTCATGCTTGCAAATCTTGTGTAGTTCATTTGTTGAATGCCCCGTGTAATCTTCCATGTATCCTAAAACTACCCAATACATATCGTTCTGACTTATTATTCGTTCTGGATCGTGCCTCCGAAGAACCAGTTCGAGGTTTCCTTGATTAGCTTCTAAGGTTTGGTTCAGAACTTCTTGCTCCCATGTTGAAAGAACAAGCTTGTCTCCCTTACTAAATCCTCTAATGATTATTCCGAGTTCTGGCATTTATACCCTTGTAGCCATGTTACGATTGTTGACGAATTTGATACCAGCAATCTTTAAAGTGTTCTTGCTGGCTTTAGCAATATTCTTTAATGTTTTGACATCCGGTATCATATATTTACGAGGAATTTTTGATTCATCCTCAATAACTATATCCCAATTATCCGATATTGAAACTCCGGCAATCTTCTGGACTTCGTTCTCGCCGGAATACTCAAGCATCTTTAATTTGATAAGCTTTTCGGCATCAACCAATGGCTGTTGGTGCTCTTTGCGCTTGCCGGTTGCTTCCTTGTGGGCAGCATTGGCTTTTTCACAAATAGGATCAAAAGTTTCTTTAACTTTCTTAGCGAGAGCTTTAACCGTCTTGAGCATTTCACCAGCCTGCCCGTATGATAGTTGATCGTTGATTACGAGTTCGTTTGCGTTCTGTAATGCCGGTTGTAATTCTTGCTTCATTAGTTCGTTTGACATGATTATTTATCCTCTATTTTTATATTTGTGAATATCAAGAGCAGACAGAAAGATTTTCCGTCCGTTCTCTAAGTCGTGAATCTCTAATTTATATGAACCATCTTTAAGATAGACAGTCCATGCTTGTTTGGCGTTCTTCATTTCCTTAAACAATGAATACGCGCCGTGTTGAATTTCATGCGATATAGATTTTACCCCAGTCTTAATATCGATTATAATTTGTTTACGTTTAATTATTGCGAGTCTGTCCGGAGTACCAGCGAACCACAAATCAAGATTGCAGAGTTTTACTTCTATCATCTTGAATTTTGGGTTATAATCAGAAACAAAGGATTTCCAAGCATCAAGGTATCCTTTTAGTTCAGGATCAACCGTTGATTCATCAAGAGTACCTCGATCAAACAACTCAGAAGCTAAATGAGCAAACTCACCGCGCTCTTGGGCTATTTGAAGCATTCTTGCATTCACCATGCTAAAATTACTTAGTCCGGCTCCTGCAAGAATTTCTGACACAGAGGGGATAACTACCCCATTATACCTGTATTCATGGTTATCTTTGTTTAGGATTAACATTATGCTCCTGGAGCCGGAATTGTTGTATTTAAAACGTGATTACAAATTTCTTCATATACGTTTCTTTTGGTTTCTTCGTAGCGATTAATACCATAAGTGGCAAAAAGCCAAGCATCAACAAACTCTTTTGTGTATCCATCTGGCTTGTCGGTTTGACCCATAACGATAGCAAATAGGCGTTTCGCTTGGTTTTCGCTTATGCAATCACCAGCCGGAGCCGTGTTTTGTTGCCGCTCCTGCGATTGTGAAGCTGATTGTTGCTGTGCCTGTGGTTTCCGATAGGAAGCTCCGCCATCTTGACGAGCGTTCTCTTGAACAGCTTCTTCATCTAAGTCTTGGACAAATATATCAGAACAAGCGGTGGTAGTCAGGCATAAATCAATTTGCGCGCGCTTCTTTGCCATTTTGAGAACCGTATTCGCAATGTCTGCAGGAGTTTGACGAATTTGCTTAACACAGGTCGCGCTCTTGTCATTATAACCTTTAGACCAATATTTGCGCCTATGGGTTTCAACGGTTTCGTCATATTCTTCATCGCATACCGCAGCGCGCCAAGCATATTTTTTCTCGGCAGTAGAACATTCGCCAACACCATATCCAACCGTGTTACCGGTAGGGATATAAAAACCACGGCATTTAACGCGATAACGGAATTCGGTTCCATCACTTAAATCTTCAATGATTGGGTCAGCTCCTATTCGGAACATTGACAATATGACTTCTGAACCCGGCTTTAATAATACAGGTTTTTTGCCGCATCCGGGGATAGTGTCGTAATGACATCCTTTCTTCATAACCGATTTCATGGCCTCTTGGACGATCTGAACTTGTCCTTGAATTTCCTTTAGGGATTGAACTTCGCCCTTTTCCATTACTACTACTTCTTGCATTTCTTCATTCATAATAACACCTTATTTGTTATGGTTAATTAAAGTTGACTTTGCATCTTTGCATCAGCAACCCATTCATTTATTTCTTCTTCGGTTATTGATTCAACGCTTTCCTCTATAAGCTTTCCAATAAAAGCTTGAGATTCAGCGGAAAAACAACTCATATTGATTGGATATTCTTCACGCTTCAATACTTGCTCAATGCTTTTTTCGATAGGTCTACCACATTTCATCGAGTGAATTGTAGTATATACCTCTTTTGAATGATAAACTTTTTCGGTTGTAAATGACATATCACTCAAATCTACATCTACATCAGCACAGAGAAATAAATATTGAGTTTCGTCTTTTGCTGGATGTATTGCCTTTGATTCAGATAAATACAAAGTCTTATTCATTTGGAATATCCTCTTGTTGTTTCTTTTTCTTATTAACTTTCTTTTTCTGAAAGTCCTCTTTAACCAGCTTTGTTATTTTGTTGAATAAACTCATATTGATTACCTATTTTACTGGTCCGGTTAATATTCTAACTTTAGCGATAAGTTCGCCAAGAGTGGTACAGTCCGCAATGGTTTCGTCAGGAAGTTGTTCAATATTCAAATCCTCTTCGATCTCCAGGAGAACTCTCATTTCATCCAAACTATCCATATCAAACTCTTTGATGGTCGTGGATTCGTCAGCCTCTTTTAAATTACTGTTATTGATGAACGCATTGTAACATGTTTTTTGAATGTGATCGTAAGCCATCTGTAAATCTCCTGTGGGTTAATATTAGTTTGCTGTGTGTTCTTGAAACCATGCTTCAATTATACGTTCAACGAAGCCCTGCATTTTAATATCCTTGTTATCACAATGCTCTTTCACTTTTTTGTGAGAATCAATACTGACAACAAGATTTTTTACTGTTTTTTTCTTTTTTTCTGACATAATGCCTCCTTTGTTATTAAAATTTGCTTGTCTAGTTGCTCAACTGTTTTTCTAATTCTTTTATATCAGTGTTTAAGTCTTCTATTTCGTTGTCTTTATCAACACACTCACTTCTTAATTCAGCAGCGTCCATTGTTGCGTATTTTTCATGATGGGCTTGTACTTCGCTGGAATGAAAAGAGGGACAACAACTACTCTTACTACATATTTTACAACTCATTTTACTTACTCCTTTGGTTAAAATTTAATGTCAAACTGTTTAACTGCGAATAATGCTGGAACTATGGCAATCAACAAACATGGAAGATACCAATATGATCCGGCGATAGTGGCGAGTGTTAATAATACGGATAGAGTTTTCATTTCCCTTTCCTCAATTTACGAGCACGATTCTTAGCACTCTTTGTTTTATCTGACTTGATAATGCGTTTAACTTTATTACCAATAAGCTTGCCGTCCATGAGGTCTATTTCATGTTGGATAGCTTGAGCAACGTAACCAGTAAATTCATCAGTTTCGCCAGTAAAGCTATTTACCATGACTTCTACCATGAAGTGCCGTTTGATAGTAAACTTCTTATTGGGGATACTTAAACATGCCTCTTCCAGTTTATCCATTGCATCACTGCGATAAGTAATTTTAGGATTAACCAAGATTAGCTCTAGATCAGCTACACGGATATACCCAACACGTTTAGGAATGCCAACTTGAATTGCAGCTAGTCCGCATCCGGCAGTCCATGCAGTAGGTAATGCAGTCCTGATCTGGGAAACAATATCTTCAACTTCATCGAGTGTTGCTGGCTCTGAAACTTGCTTGAGAATTTCTTTATCCGTGATTATCATGTGTTATCCTTTTTGATTACGTTTATTGAATAGGATTTTAGAAATTGATGCTGCTTCGTCAATCCAGATACCGAACGGTTCAGCACCTTTTATTTTATCATCGCATTGAGCTCCGCCCGGTAGTCTTTGGTCTGTATCAGAGATTCTAACGTGGCAAACTTCCACCTTCTTAAGTCTTTTAAATACAGGGCAGTTTGCTTCGGCGCATTTGCTTTTCTTTTCATCCCATTGGCATTTATTGTTACCATTAAATAAAGTTTGGCAAATGCCGTACTCTCTTTTATTACAATGTTGCTTAAACCTTTTGAATCCAATGATCCGTTCCATCTTACCAACTCCTTATTTAGTTTATACCACTACAATACACTACAAAACAAGCATTGTCAATAGCAAATGTGGAAAAAAATGGAAAAAAATGTAAAAAAATACATTTAGCTCTTGACATATCGACAAATGAGGGTATAATTACTATATGCAGGTGATGATAACTTAAATAATAAGGTGAGATGATGAAAAAAGAAAAAGTAGTAATGGTAGGATTCAAGGGCTATTCAAAAGGATTAGTATGTAGCCCAGGAAATAAGCCTAAAAAGTACAAAGAAAATACAGTTTTCACAGAGGATAACGCCAGTATATGCAATAACGGTATGCACTTTTGCGCTAATCCGTTGTCAGTATTTCAATATTATCCACCAAAAAACAATAACGAATTTACAACAATTGAGGCTCTGGATAAATGCGATACAGATGATAATGTAAAGTATTGCACTAAAAAATTAAGAGTTGGTGTAAAAATTACTATCCCTGCAATTATTAAAGCTGGTATTGAATTTATATTTGAAAAAAGTAAAGTTAGTGATAGCTACTCTTCAACGTCTGCTACATCGGGCGACTCTTCAACGTCTGCTACATCGGGCGACTATTCAACGTCTGCTACATCGGGCGACTATTCAACGTCTGCTACATCGGGCGACTCTTCAACGTCTGCTACATCGGGCGACTATTCAACGTCTGCTACATCGGGCTACTATTCAACGTCTGCTACATCGGGCGACTCTTCAACGTCTGCTACATCGGGCAACTATTCAACGTCTGCTACATCGGGCGACTCTTCAACGTCTGCTACATCGGGCGACAATTCAACGTCTGCTACATCGGGCAACTATTCAACGTCTGCTACATCGGGCTACTATTCAACGTCTGCTACATCGGGCGACTCTTCAACGTCTGCTGTTAATGGTAAAAATTCAGTAGCGGTAGCAAATGGCAATGAGTGTAAAGTAAAAGGCGTATTAGGCTGTTATCTTGTATTAACCGAGTATGATCATGATACAGATAAGTTTTTTGCTAAAATGAGAAAAGTAGATGGTAAACATATAAAAGAAAATGTTTATTATACTCTCAAAGACGGTAAATTTAAAGAGGTTAAATAATATGAAAAAAATATTACACTTGACATTAAAAAAGAAATGGTTTGACATGATACTGTCTGGAGAAAAGACAGAGGAGTACAGGGAAAGAAAACTGTACTGGAGAAATAGACTGTTCGATAAAAAGTTCGATATTGTAAGATTTACTAATGGATATGGCAAAGATAAGCCTAGTTTTGATATTGAAGCAAAAGATATTTTTACAACATGTGGGATTATAAAATGGGGAGCTGAACCAAGGGTAATTTATTATACAATATCACTCGGCAAAATCCTAGAGACAAGAAACATTAAACCAAAGGAGTAACCATGAAAACTCTACTATCAGTATTAATCGTAGTTCTATTATGCAGTAATGTATCCGCCAAGAAGAAAATGATTCCATTTGCGAAACAGCTTATTATTACGGACATGGAGCGCGACATTAAGCTCCTGGATAACAAAATCAAGGATTACAAGCAACGTGCAATCAATCCTATGTCATTCGGATCATTACGAAGCAAGGATAACCGTAAAGGGTGGGTATACAGGGGTGGCGGAGATTTTAAGCAAAACGCTCAACCAATGTCAAAGCTTCCCAAAAATTATAAACGGAAGCATATCAAAATAGTCTACTACACCAAGAAAGAACGCAAAGTATACCTTAAGGCTAAATATTTGGCAATCGCGGCAAAGTGTAAGGTTGAAATGGATGCGCTGGTTGTGGAGTTGAAACAAATAATTGGTAAACCCAAAAGCAAGGTGAAAAAATGATTACTTTCACAATAGGACTAACATACGCAGTAATAGGGATATGGCTATTCGGGCTAATGTTGATAATCAATAGTAAGAGGGGTTGAAATGTATGAGTTGGCACTATTTACAGGTTGCGGGGGAGGAGTCTTGGGAAGCATGCTCTCAGGATATGTTCCTGTCGGGTTTGTCGAATACGAAAGTTCCAGAAAAAAGATGTTGCTATCCAGACAGCGAGATGGAATATTCCCAAGATGCCCTATCTGGGACGATGTTACAACATTTAGAGTTGATAATCCAGAGTGTCGAAGCTATTTTGAAATCATGCGACGAATCAAAATGCAACTCATGGTATCAATGGGATTCCCTTGCCAAGATATATCCGCGGCAAATCCAGACGGAAAAGGATTGGACGGGAAAAGAAGCGGACTATACGAAGAGGGAATTAGAGTTATTAGAGAAATCAGACCAACAAGAGTGCTTATTGAAAATTCACCAAATCTCATTAATAAAGGACTTAAGCGAATACTCAAAGAACTTACCTCAATGGGGTATGATGCTAAATGGGGAGTTATTCCAGCTACCATCGCCGGGGCAAATCATAAAAGGTGTAGATTGTTTATTATTGCCAACTCCAACAAAAAGCCAAGACCACAAGCCATTGAGATTGCTAGCACCATCAGAGCGCAGCGGCAAACATGGGAAGATGCTTTGTGCAGTATTAGGGGAAGAAAATCAACAGTATCTCGGGCATTACATGAGTCCGATATTATTAGAAAAAATAATGATGTACCCGATAGGATTCACAGGGCAAAAGCCATTGGAGACGGACAAGTTCCAGGAGTGGTTAAATTCGCACATGGAATATTAAATTAAAGGAACTTCACCATGCTAAAAGCAGACCACACTCGACTTCATTCCTGCGGACACAATCAATATAAGAATAACAAAACTATAAAAAGCGGAGAATGGACAGAATGAAAGATCACAAATTCAGCTATGAATGGAAATTATCTGACGGCTATCCGGCGCCAGGTATAGAATATCACGGTAGTAAAGTCTTCAGTTGCTTTGCGTGTGGTGGTGGCTCTACTATGGGATATAAGTTAGCTGGATATGATGTATTGGGTTACAATGAAATAGATAAACGCATGGCAGAATGTTATGATGTTAATCACGATCCAAAACTTAAATACGTTGAACCTATCCAAGACTTCAAACAACGCAAAGATTTACCACCTGAATTATATGACCTAGATATATTAGATGGATCCCCACCATGTTCAAGTTTTTCAATGGTTGGTAATCGTGAAAAAGATTGGGGAAAAGATAAAAAGTTCCGAGAGGGACAATCAAACCAAGTTTTAGATACATTATTTTTTGACTTCATAGACTTAGCGGCAGAACTTCAACCTAAAATTGTAGTCGCAGAAAACGTAAAAGGGTTAATGCAGGGATCAGCCAAAGAATATCTATATAAAATACATGATGCGTTTGTTAATGCCGGATATAAACCTTGTTTTAATTTACTCAATGCTTCAACTATGGGAGTACCACAAAAACGTGAACGTGTATTCTTTATAGCCATCAGGAACGACTTAGCAGATAGCCTTGAATATGAAGATATGTTTAATGAGATACCATACATTGATTTAAAAATTAATGAACCTGAAATAGTATTTAATGAAATAAAAACCACCGGTATAGACAGACCTTTATGCAAAGGTTTATTAAAATATTTTAAATTACGAGATAAAGCCGAAACATGTATGGGTGAAACAAAAGAGAGAATAGATGGTAAACGTGGATATTTTTCTCAAATGTATCAATCAGATAACAAACCATGCTATTCAATAACCAGCAATTCAGCCGATGGATCATGTATTGAGCCAGGAAGATATTTAAACAATGAAGAAATTATACTAGCCCAAACATTTCCTAATGATTATAACTTTATTTCGATTGATTACAAATACCTTTGTGGCATGTCAGTACCTCCAATTATGATGGCACAAGTAGCACATAGGATATATGAACAATGGATTTGCAACTTACCCCAGGACACCCCATGCTAAAACTACTAAGGCTAATACAAAGCCTCTTCTATTCAAAGCAAGTCATGAAGTGGAAGCGGTACAAGGATACTAAACCGGTAATAATACTTAAAGAGAGGGTGAAGTGATGAATGGGAAAGTGATACATTATTATAATGGTGAAATTCTATGCAACAAAACATATAATTCAACATGTTTAGAGTCAACGCATTGCTCGCAAATGGTAACATGCAAAAACTGCAGATGGCTATTATCTAGGGATAAAAAAAAATTTAACATTAAAGATAAAAAGTGTATGAAATGTGGAGAAACAAAAGAATCATATAAGTTCAATGGCAATATATGCTTCGAGTGCGAACAAAAAGAGGCTGATAAAATTTTAAAGAGCAGAAGAAAGCTTCATCCCAAACAACACATAATGGCAAAGAATATAATATTTTAAAGTAAAGCAACCAATAATTAACGTATTTAAATAGGAGATGGTGGGATGGGAAAGGAGTTGGACTTTTGGAATATACCATTTGAATATCAGGAGCCTGCCTCAATAATGAAACATCCAGACCTCTTCCAATAACCCATAATCAAAGAAAATCAACTAAAAAACTTTACTTTTACCATAAACGGTGTTATACTCATTAAAACGAGATAACACTTTTTGTATATAGGAGTAAATATATGCCGATACCCAAATTAGATTCCAAACTGAAAGAAATGAGACGGCAAACAAGTTTATCATTCATAGAAATAAGAGAACTTGCCTTAGTAACGTATGTAGCAGACTATGATTTTGAAGCAGCAAGGCATGATGAAGCGATGAACCGGAAAAGACTTATACGATATGCAGTTAAGAAATATGGGGATGGAGCGAAAAAAGTATTATATAAAATGCGAACGCCAATACTTCCAGAAGAGTTAAAGTTTTATGAACAAGCTCTTATTGATCGATGGAATAAGAAACACACGAAAATACCTATTAAACAGCCTTTAAGCCTAAACAATGAGCTTTAAGGTTGATTTTTTTTATACACGGCAGTAAATAATAGCAAACAGCGAGGTAAATACCATGGATAAACCAATTATAGAATCAGCGATGAACCAAACGCCAGCGCAATCGGAGAAGAATAAGAAACTTAGAGAAACTTCAATAAGGGCAGAGAATACCAAAATAGCTAAGAATAAGGCTAAAAAGGCGGAAACTACAAAAAACGATGCTCTTAAACAGGGCGTAGAGGGTGCGAAAGCAAAGGGGCAAGGTGATTGTACCAAGGGAAATGATGATAAAGATGAAGTTATTGCAGAGTGTGGAAGAAATGAGCAAGGACAATTTGTGGAAAACAATATATTTAGTGTGGGGAATGGTAGACCACCAATATTTACAAGTCCAGATGATTTAGTAATAATGATAGATTTATATATTGATGATTGTCCTGACAAACAAACCTGTTATACTACCGATGGAGTTTTATACAAAAAGAAGATTCCTACTATCTGCGGACTAGCATATTTTCTTGGTTTTGAATCAAGGCAAAGTATGTATGATTATAAGAACAAAGATAACCGTTTTTCTTACATAGTAAAAAGAGCAATGCTTTATATGGAGAAACATTACGAACAAATCTTGCAAGGGAAAGCTCCGACTGGCGCAATATTTGCACTTAAGAATCAAGGATGGAAAGATAAATCAGAAATAGATGTCAAGGGCACAGTTCCTACAACTTACAATTTTATAATCAAACCTAAGGAGGAAGAGTAGTATGAATAAAAGAGAGCCAGTTGTAAGAAAATGTGATGATTGTGGAAAAAAATTTAAATCAATTTATACGCTATGTGATAAATGTCTAACAAAAGCAGAAAAGGCTTTTCAGGAGCAGTATTAAATGGTTTCAGAAAAACACAACATAATCACATACGAAGCCTCGGACACAATATCGAGGTTTCATAACAGCGATTCAAGCTTCCGAGGGATCATGGGTCCTATCGGTTCGGGTAAGTCTGTTGGTTGTGTAGCTGAAATATTAATGAAAGCAATAAATATGCCACCGGGAAAAGATAAAGTTCGGCGTTCACGTTGGGCTGCGGTTCGTAATACCTATGGAGAACTTAAGACTACGACTATTAAAACTTGGCAGGAATGGGTTCCAGATGAAGATTGCAAAATAGTTTATGATTCACCTATTCGCGGATTATACCAAAAGGATTTGCCAGACGGAACGAGTATTGAGTTTGATATATGGTTCATTGCTATTGACCGGCCTGATGATGCCAAGAAATTATTGTCATTAGAACTCACAGGTATTTGGATTAATGAAGCAAAGGAATTGAGCAAGAGTATTGTTGTTGATGCTTATTCCAGGACAGGCCGCTTTCCACCCAAGAAACATTTCTCTGATAAATATATATCCGATTGTGCGCAAAAAGATATACCTTTGTACTATTCTGGTCTGATTATGGATACAAATCCACCCGATAACGATCATTGGTGGTTTAGAATGGCAGAAGAAGAGAAGCCTTTGGGCTGGTCGTTCTTCCGTCAACCAGGAGCTTTAATCATGAAAAATGGTTGGTATTCGCCTAATCCACTTGCTGAAAACGTTCAACATCAACCAAAAGGTTATAAATACTGGACTGAAATGATTAACGGAGTAGATCCCGAATGGATAAAAGTTCATGTATTGGGAGAATATGGCGCGGTATTTACTGGAAAACCTGTATTTAAGGACATTTATATCGATTCTGTACATTCCTCGCCGGTTCCGTTGGAGATAAGACGAGGATTGCCTATATTCTTAGGGTGGGATTTCGGGTTAACCCCGGCTTGTGTTATCGGGCAGCTTGATAAAGGACAAATGCGCATACTTAGAGAAATAATAGCCTTTGATATGGATGTAAAAGGATTCGCGACAAATATTGTAAAACCTGCCATACTCGCGGAATTTAATGGAATGCCAATTATATCCATCGGTGACCCTGCTGGCGAACAACGGTCTCAAGTAGATTCTAAAACATGTATCAATGAATTATGTAAGATAGGAATTAAAACTGTTCCTGCCTCAACTAATAGCTTTTATGATCGCCGTCAAGTAATGATTGACTTTATGACTAAAAGAATAGCAAATGATCTTCCCGGCTTGATAGTTGACCCATCATGTGTTATGATTAGAAAAGGATTTCTCGGTGGTTATCAGTTTGAAAGAATAGCAGTAGTCGGAGAAGAACGCTTTAAAGATATGCCAAAAAAGGATAAGTTCTCACATATAATGGATGCTTGTCAATACTTCGGACTCGGAGCAGATGGAGATATGATCGAAACTATAAAAAATTCAGTTGGAGCTAAAACAAACGTAACATTCAAGGAACAAGTAGGGTGGAAAGGCTATGTTTAATATTAATATACAGCAAAAAGGCTCGTAAAATACGGGTTTATAGCCATAATGGCGGTAATATAGAGCAAAGGAGTTATCATGGAAATTTACAGCAGGCAAATGACCCATACCGCTAAATGCCACAGATGCAAAGGCGATATGATTTCAAATATAGACAAGAACGGTCGATTAAGATGGACATGTTTGAACCCAAAATGCAAGGAGAAGTAGCCATGAAAATAGAATTTACACAGTTCAAAGGTATAATGCCACGTTATGCAGACAAGATGCTTCCTGATGATGCAGCAACAATAGCAAAGAATGTTGAATTACTCGGTGGAAAGATATTGCCCCTTAGCGATGTTACTCTTCCAGTTGATAATCTCGGAGTATTTACCGTTCAAGGACCTATTGTTGACGATCAATTCGATAGATCATACTCGACTGATGGAGCTGGTCCACTTACTGTAAGTACCGGAACCGCTGTTTTTCCTATTCCTGCTGCTCCGGTCGGCTCGTCTGTAAGCGTATTTGACAATATTATAACTGAGGATGTTGTTGGATTAATCCTTGCTGCGCTTGGTGATGAATCTGAAATGGAGTTTATAAGCCTCGACGATGGCGACACCGCAGATACACAGTTGATAGTTTTCCGCTATCCAGGTGAAGCAAGTGCAACATCAAAGATATATTATCAGAATCCTTACTACCAATTACAAATTAACGAAGAACAATCCCTGCCTGATTCATTTAGCACAAGCCCTAGTGATGGAACAAACATTGAGATACGAAGTGATAAGAATGAGATTGTATCGCGGTATTTCATCGAGGATTATACAATAGTCGATACTTTCCCTGTGGATAATCCGGGTGGACTTCCATTCACAAGAGATGGATATGACATACAATTTGTAATCACAAACAAGTATATCGACTCGATTAAAGATAATTACTATGTTTATAGATTTGTTGATGCAACCGGAGCAGAGGGGCCACCATCTGAATTATCTGCAATAATCACGCGGTATCCTGGTGAAATAATCCAGCTTACTACACTACCAACGGCGACAGGTATGGTTACAGTTAGAATTTATCGGTCTGCAGGAGTTGAAGAAGCGGCAGGATTTTACTTTGTTGGTGATGCTTTGGCTGGCGCAGCAACATTTGATGATGATATTGATACTGCTGACCTTGCTGAAATAATGCCTCCATTTGGTAATCCTCCTGATACCCCGGACAATCTAACATTGTGTTCCGGTGGATTCATGGCAGTAAATAGCGGAAAAGATATTTATTTCTGTGATCCGTACTTGCCGTCAACCTGGCAGTATACAAACGCGGTAAATGTTCCTGATACAATCATTGCTATGGCTTCCCGAAGAAATGCTTTGCTTGTTATGACTGATGTTAAGCTTCACATGTTTGCTGGAAATGATCCTGCGAATATGTTGCCGGTAGAATTAGCATTTAATCAGCCGTGTTTAGCTCAACAAAGTGTCGTTAAGATTGATGGAAATGTATTTTATGCTTCCGATGATGGACTTTGCATGGTAAGTAATGCCGGATTTAGCATTGTAACGAGAAAAACTTTCCGTCAATCTGACTGGCTGGCTCTTGTTCCATCCGGTTTTATTGCTGCGGAGTACAATAATAAGTATATTGCTCTTACTGGAAGCGGTGATTATATCATTGTTGACGTAAATGAGGGATTTATTACGACTTATTCCGGTGGTGGCTCGGCAGAATGGCAGAGTAAAGTGTTTGTAATGGCTAAAATAGTGTCATTTAACATGATAAAAGTGATAGCTGCGGACTATCCTGTAACGGTAGAGTTCATTGCCGATGGTTCAAGTGTCTTAACTATGACAATCACTGACAATAATCCGCGGAGAATACCTATTTTGCGCAACGAACTTGAATGGCAGTTTAAAATAACTAGCGCATATCGTGTGGATTCAATGGTTCTTGCTACTTCCGGGGAGGAAATCTAATGCGCAATATATGGAAATTAATCAAAGAGTGGTACTATGATTTTTGGTTTAATATAAACCATTGCGGCGATCTGGTCGTCGAGAAAAGAATATCTAAACGGTATGATAATAACTAAAACAGGAGAATAATTATGAATGTCGGTGAATTAAAAGGAAAGATATTATTCGCGAAAATAGATTACATGACAAAAACTAGAGATGGGTTGTGTCTGATGCTTAATACTCAACTTTCTAAAAAACCATTAAATACAAATGTTCTCAAAATTTTGGCTGACGATATAGATAAAGCAGAAATTCAAATTAAAAATAGCTTTACTAAACTAGAAGAACTATGCGATGAATTGGGTAAAACAGGAGATTAAGCATGCCATCCGTAAAACCAACACCAAAAAAAGAGCGTGGACTTCCGAGCACTGAGGGAATGATCGACGAGAATGTTAGAAATGCTTTTGAGAAAACTAATATTGCATTGTCAAAACTCCAGGACAATAAGATTACTCAGGAAATATTTGAGTATCTTAAAACTGCTCAAGCTCAAGGAGTGCTGAATAATATTATATGGGCGTTCATAAACAAGAACTTTATTGAGGAACAAATGGTTCGTGATGCTACTCCGCAAACCACAGACCTAGATTTAGCTTCCAAAAGGTATTACGTTCTGCCGTCAAACATACCGGGGAATAGAAAACTTGAGATTGATATGGAATCTATAACTAGCGGCAGTAATGTTGCAAATGGTCTTGGAAATGGATATTTTAAAATAACACAGATAGACGATACCAATACCGTGAGAATACTTGACGGAGCAAATACTTCTTTAAGTGTATCTGGATATGTTGTTGAGAATAACAGATTTGTACCAGTTACTAAACAGGACTCAATTCCAATTACCCAGAATGTATTCGTATTTTTAAGGTTAAGTGATAAGGAATTTGAATTTATCAATCGTCCAGCATCACCCAGCACGGACTTTAGTGGAAAGGTATTGATAGGTAAAATTGATGTAGACGGAGATGGTGTTATAACTATTATACAAGAGCATGTTGGACCGGTCTGGAACAACTTTGGATCTGAACCATTCGATATAATGCTTGCTTCTGAAACTTCTGTTCTTGTTAAAGGTGGAGACTTCGGGGTAAATGACGTAATAGAAACTATTGCTGATGATACAACAACCATACCCGGCACTCGTATAATATATGTTCAAACAGATGCAACCGGATCACCAGCGTTTCAACAAGTCACGGCTCTTCCTGCTCACGACCCGTTGATTGCGAGAACTCCAATAGGGAAAGTTTACTTCTCTTCTGGTAAAATTACCCGAATAGAACAGTATATTCGTGGCTGGTTCCATTGTCATACATGGGGTGATTGCGATGCCTAGTTGGGTTAAAAATGGTCATACTTTATTCGGTGATGGGACATTGGTCTGTGATGAATGCCCGTGCGGTATAGATTGTATTTATATGGCAAAGCCG